CCAGTTCCTCAACCATCTCCAGCACCAGTTCCTCAACCATCTCCAGCACCAGTTCCTCAACCATCTCCAGCACCACGACCATCTCCAGCACCAGCTCCTCAACCAGTTCCTCAACCATCTCCAGCACCAGTTCCTCAACCATCTCCAGCACCACGACCAGCTCCAGCACCAGCTCCTCAACCAGTCCCTCAACCATCTCCAGCACCAGTTCCTCAACCATCCCCAGCACCACAACCAGCTCCAGCACCAAATATGGTTCGTGGATTAGATGACTGGGAAAGAGCTGCTTTAAATGCCGCACTTGGTAATGTTACACCAGTTCCAGCGACTAGTCTACAACCATCTCCAGCACCAGTTCCCCAACCAGCTCCAGTACCAGTTCCACAACCATCTCCAGCACCAGCATCTATACCAAACCCGGCACCAGCAGGCCCTACAGTGCGTGGTTTAGATAGTTGGGAGAGAGCCGCTTTGAGTGCTGCGTTAGGAACTCCATGGAATCCAAGTGGAGGTGGTAAAAAAGCAAAATATATATTAGGAATGAGAAATAGAAAAAATATAAAAGGTGGATCATGGCCTACAACACAAGCAACTGCACATACGTATTCTCCAGAACCAGCTGGAACTAATGCAACTTTTGTTAGTATGTTTAACGGCCAAGAAGATACACATTATAATCCAGCAAATCCAGCATTAACTATTAAAAATACAGATTCAGAAGCTGATATACAGGGTTTAGCTGGAGCTATTTGGCAACAATTACCTGCAAGAGGTATACCAAGAGCTGCAATAAACCCTTCAGCAGGAGGTGGTATTTTTCCTCATCCTCCATTACCAGGTCCATGCGCTGTATCAAGAGGTGTACGAACACAAAATAGCTCTGGTAATCCTAAACCATGCCCCCCTGGATATTATCCTCCAAATCCAGATGATCCTTCAACAGTAGGTTACAAATTTTTTCCCCCACAATTACCTTCTCCCCCCCCAGCAGTTTATGGAGGTTCGCGTAAAAATAAATCCCGGTCTACTAGTAGAACAATGGCCCGCAAATCTTCCCGTCGCGCTACCCGCCGCTCCGCTACCCGCAAGCACTCTCGTAAGGGTTCTCGCAAGACCCGTCGCCACAGCCGCAAGTAAGTAATTAATCTAGTCTTCTAAAAACGCACATGTAGTATCATGTGTATTGTTAGAAGTTTTATTACCAAGCAGCTTCCTTAGAAACAGATTTCTATGTAACGTATCTTTCCCATGCTTCAAAATACCATTACGATGTTTTAAAGTACCATACCCTTTATTATTCTCTAAATCATACTTTTCTTGTAGTGATGGTTCATTTTTAATAAGTTCAAGAATTGCTTTATCATGTGATACTTTTGCTATAATTGAAGCTGCCGCAACACAAATATAAGTATTATCAAGTTCTGGTTCTACTACTTGTTCAGTGCTACTTTCAATCGCCAAACACCCGTCAATAAGAATTCGTTGAGGTTTTACTTGTAAAGCGGCTATAGCACGTTCAAAAGCAGTGCGATTTGCTTTGGTCATCCCCCAAGAATCAATTTCTTCTGAACTTACAACTCCAACACCATATGCCTTTGCGTGTTTCAAAATACCATTATAAATACGTTCACGTTTCTTCGCACTAATCTTCTTTGAATCTTTAATCTCTTCAGATAGTTTTCTTAGTTCATCGTCCCAAAGATGCTCTTCTTTCCAAATAACTGCGCCAGCATAGAAAGGCCCATATAAACATCCACGACCTGCTTCATCCACACCACACTCAATAATAGTGTCATTCTTATATCTTGATTTTAACATTTTCTATACTTACAACTATATAAAAATAAATCAATTTTGTGTAATAAATTAATCAAATTAATGATAGATGGACGTAAGCTCCTTTAGTTTATTATTTTTACTACTGGTTTTAGTAATTGTGGTATTCACTATGTATAATAAAGAAGGATTTGAAAATGTTAAGTTTCGTATGCCAGAATCTCCAGTGCCTCAAAAAAACTTAGTTGAACCTTCTCAAGAAGAATATGCTCCGATGTCGTTTGATACTTTAGGAGCAGCACCCGGCGCTATTGCTTCTTTTAATTCATTACCTTATAAAGATCCATCACTTGAAAAGGGAAATTATCAGCGCTTACTAAATCTTCAAACTACTTTAAAAGGTTTCTTACAAAATGAGGCACCAAATATTCAAGAACTATCTGATCCTTCTATTCAACTACCTCTTTCATCGGCCCGTGCCGATTTAGATAAATTAAACAATGATGTAAATGTGTTAAAACGTAATCCTGGCATTGAGTCTACTTTAACGCAAGGCGAACTAGATGAAATACAATCAAATTTAGCGTATTTACAAAGAAAATGGAGAATGAGTATATATAATGATTTAACTTCAGTGGAAGGGTTTCAAATTAATAAAGAGGGATTTCAAAATAATAATAATATGTTAGAAACTGAAATAACACAAAAAATGAATTTAGTAACAGATTTATTAAATAATGGTCTATATTCATCTGCTCGACAATCAGAATATCCGGATAAATACAATTTATTAACCGAATATCAAGGTTTATTAAATCAAATTTTAAATGGAGTAAATACTGTATCAATAATGACAGATGGCACATTAGAACCTCCTTGGAATCGATATACAAATATTAATCAGTTTGAAGATAGTATAACAAATCTTGACAATTATCCTATACCAAATCCTTCATTAAGCCATTCTTCTAATCTTTCTTCTAACCCCTTTTCCAGTTCATCATCAAACTCTTCTTCTAATCTTTCTTTAAACTCTGGTTCTGCCCCTGCGGTTATATCTAGTAATTATATAACTGTTAATAATACAAGTAATACTAGTATTTTAGGTTCATTAATTAATACAATATTATCTGGTTCAAATAGTTCTAATACATCTAATACACCAGCAACACTAAATAATGTTTCGCTAAATGATTTACGCACTCTTATAACAAAGATTGATGTAACAATTGCGAGACTAACATCTTCTGGAACAACTGATCCAATTGTATTAGCACGTGTATCTGTATTAAATAAGATTAAAAACCGTATAAATTCAATAATTAATGATGTAGTATCTGGTGTTCGTGATGAAAAAGATATACCAATTACAAAAGATGCTATGGATAACTTCTTAAAGACTATCGCTAATACAAGTTCTCCAGTATCACAACTCTTTGGTTCAAATGTTGCTCTAGCAGATCTATTCCCTACTTACTCCGCGGGTGATACAAATGGCGCAATGTTTTCTCAGTATCTCTTTAAACAATATGCTGATACATTATTCAAAGGATTATCTTGGAATGTAGATCTTGGATTAAAATATACAAGTGAGAACGAAAGATCTATGGCAAATAATTTTGCAAATGCTATAGCCACTTCTATACCAAATGCGAATGTATCTGTAGCACCTTACAACTTAGGATCATATAATAATAATAGTTCATTTAGTAACGTAATAAATACGTTACAAAATAGTCAACAACAACAACAACAACAGCAGCAACAGCAGTATACGCAACAAGAAGTGCAGCAACAACAGCAACAACAACAGCAACAGCAGCAAGTTCAAACAAAATCTCAATCATTTGATTGGCATGATAGAGCAAATTTTATCTGTGAATCCATCCAAAAAAGAGGATTAAATCCATCTGATTTTGGATGTTTACGTCCCGAGGACTACGTATCCGATAGTTATTCTTGGAGAGGTTATGCTAAAATGGTATGTACACGTCTATCTGCCTCATATGATACATCACTACCAGAAGTATGCGGATGTCCTCCTAGTAGCTGGGCTGGTTGGACAAGTTAATTGTAAAAAAAAAATATAAATTAGATACAATGCGTTTATCAAATCTTCAATTAGCATTACTACTTTTGGTAGGTGTTACTATTGGTTTTTTTATAAGTAATTCTATGAAATCGAAGGAAGGATTCCAAAATGAAACTGTAAACAATGCCGCCCCAGCGTGTTCCAATTGTGGAGGTAACTACCCTTGCCCCAACTGTGATGCATCTCTCGCTATTTGTCCCGCATGCCCTCCTATGCCAGATATAACGAAGTATGTATTAAAAACATCTATTCCTCCTTGCCCAGTTTGCCCAGACTTATCTCAATACATGCTAAAAACAGAATGCCCTCCTACACCCGATCTATCTCAGTATGTGTTAAAATCTAGTATTCCTAAACGAGAGCCTGTAATTATTGATAATAGTTCTTGTCGCAAAGATTGTGGTGAATGCCCTCCATGCCCTAGACCAAGATGCCCTGAAGTGAAATGCCCAGCACCTACTATATGCCCGGCGTGCCCACCTTGTGAACGTCAGAAATGCCCTGAAAAGGTTGTAAAATGCAAAGCGGAAGATGTAAATTCAAATCCTATTCGTCCTTATCTAACTCCTCTTAGTGTATCAGGATTTGGTGCCGCTTAGAGTAATAATATAATTATGCGGTAGGTGAATGGACACTCGTTATTGGGGACCATCTGGTTGGAAACTATTACATGCTATAACATTTTCTTATGAAGAAAGTTTAAAAGATCAGTATTATGAATTTTTTTATGTTATAGCATTTCTTTTACCTTGTAAATTCTGTAGAAAGAGTTATAGTGAATATATTACAAATGACCCTATTGATGTAAGTTCTAAAGAAAAGCTAACAAAGTGGTTATGGAGAATTCATAATAAAGTAAATGAGAAGTTACGTGATCAAGGATTATGTAATCATGAAGATCCACCTTTTTCTGAAGTTAAAAAGTTTTATGAAGAAAAGTTACACAGAGGATGTTCAAAGGTTGTTTTTGAAGGCTGGGAGTTTCTATTTTCAATTGTAGAAGCGCATCCAACTTCTAAACTTTCTCTCGGATCAAAGCCGTTTGATAATAAGAATAATATAGAAATAAATACACCACTTCTGCGTAATATCTATAATGTAATGAATTCAGAAGAAAGACTTACGTATTTCAAACAGTTTTGGAGATTAGTTCCAAAGGTGCTACCATTTGTTGAATGGAGAAAGTTATGGGATGATAAAGGGGGCTGGGATTCCAGAGCAGAAGGGCTAAAAAATCTCTATAAAATTCGTTGTGATTTGGAAACTAAGTTAGAGTTACAAAACAAGACAAAGTTCTCAAATCTATGTCGTGAACTTCGATCATATAAAAGTGGATGTAATAAATCTAAGAGATCAAAGACCTGTAGGAAAAAGAAGTTTATCCCAGCAGTAGGAAAAAGAAGTTTATCCCAGTAGTAGAAAAAAGAAATAATAAATAGATGAATAACTCTGGAATAATAAATGTATTCCAGCCAGATTTAGAAAGAGGTTCAGAAGTTTCATCGTGGGCAAAAAAGATGGGATATGGTTCAAATAAGAGATATTTTTATGTTCAAACACCAGACTATGAAGATGATAAGAAAAATGGATTTCGTGTTTTCATGCGCGCATGCTGCTTCATACATTTAAAAGGAAATAGAGATCCTTCAAAGTTTGTCGTGGTGAAATCAACAGATATGTCACCAAATGCTAGATCTTGGGAGCCACCAAAAGGCCAAACAGAAGGTAAAGATGGATTACATGATAAATCAAAACCTCTTTTAAACGTATTACAAGATAATCTTCTAAGAGAGATACTTGAAGAATCTAAAATTACAGATGTATCCAATATGAAACATACCGGATTAGTGTTACAATCAAGAGAAAAAGAGTATGATGAAAATACCTTCTTTCAGTATCATGTTTTTCAAGCGTTTATCGATGAAGAAGAATTTGAAAAAGCAAAAGAAAAGTTTGCTTGGTATAAACAACATCCTAAAGCGTTTCATAAGTTAAGAAAAGACAATCGTGAAAAAGATGAAATTGGGTGGTTTGATCCACACAGCACAAAACTCTATGGAAGTTGGTCTCCATCCATTGTATCTATGTATTTGAACTCATTCTAACTTTTGGAAAGAATTAGATCACTCTTTTTAAAGATTATTGTGCTTAGATTTTCTTTCATTTTCTTTTGATTTTCTTCAAAATAGTTATAACTACAAGAATGATCTTCTGGCATTCTATGTTGATCACAATAGTATAAATTACATCTACATGTAAAAGCAGTTAGAGGTAATTTACGTTTGCATGTGTTATGCGAGCAGCGATGTGTCATTTTCTATATATTATTATTGTTATTTTTATTCAATTTTGTGTTTGTTGCGTTTGTGTTTGTGTTTGTTGCGTTATTATTGTTAAATGGTGGAGCAGATGGTTTAACTATTGAAGCAGATGGAGGTTGTAAAAGTCGAACACCATCCATATAATTGTTCTGGCAATTAGAATAATATTCTGTTAATAATTCTCTCGCTTCTTTCGCAATATTTTCAATACCTCTTATACCTTTATCTAAAATATCTGAATTTAATGTGATTGTATTATCAATAACAAATATTTTTTTAAGCAAATTTTCAACCTTCTTTGAATGACTGAACTGTGTTTGAAACAGTCTAATTGCCGCATTTCTTACACCAGAAATTATTCTAGGATCTGTATATTCAGATTGACTTAAAGTACCTTTTAATTCAAATATATCTTCAAAACTTTTTCCAGAAGAGTTAAATGAACGTAATAGTGTATCTAATGTTATCTGTTTATTCTGTATATCAGAATTACTAATTTTTAAAATATTAGTTGGTGTTTGATATAATGTTTGTAATGATTTTATTGATGGTGTTGTAACAAGTGGGCCTCCTGGCGATGGAAGAGACTTATTTAGAATCAAAGGAAATTTTGTATTGAAAACTAAAGGTTTGATTGAATTTGGTGCCACTCTATTTAATCCTGTAACATTTAGTAGTTGTAAAGCACGCCCCACACAAAACGATTTAATAGGGCTATCTGATGATAAACGTTGCCATAATTCTGTGTATTTTAATAGATTATTTTCCACCTTAATATCTGCCAAAGGAAGAACATATCCTTCTTTCCTTTTCTTAATACCATATTCTAGTGATTCTTCTGCTCGTTCATACAGTTTCATCATTTGATTCTCTAAGAATTTTGGTATTGTTTGTTTATTATACAAAGGTTCTGCTTTAGAATAAGGGTCTTTTTTATCAATTTTAAAAGTTACTTCGTTCAATTCTAGACTTGTATCTAAATATAGATCTGTTGTTAAAGTTTTAATATCATCTAATTTTAGAACGTAATTTTTATCATCATCTATAGTTATAATAATTTTAAATTCAAATCTAATATTTTTTTTATCTTTTATTTTACTATCTTTTGTAAAGAGAAACCAAGGATTTTCTTCAGATTCTTTAGACTTTTCTAAGAAAATATTTGTATCTCTTATTTTATAAAAGTCTCCTTGAGATGTAAAATATCCTGATGCTTTTAAAATACTAATTACTTGTGATTTTGGTAAATTCTGTATTTCATCTAATTTATCAAGTAAATACTTAGCAAAATCAATAGATTTTGTGCTAATTAATGCTTGATCGCTATACGAACTATAAGAAAATGTATCTGTAAATTTAATTGATGTATCATTTCCATTTAAAATTATATTATTAAGAATAATATTTCTTTGCATATCATCTAAATTTACGTTAAATGATATGGCTGTTGACCCGCTATTATAATCAAACTTATAGGAACTATCGCTATTTCTTGAAGCATATAATGGCAATGGTTTATCTTTATTATCTCTTGCTTTAGAAAACGTATTTAATTGATACTGATTTGTATTAAGATAAGTTAAATAGTTATTTAAGAATTCATATTTTCCAGAAATCTTATTATTATCCGTTAGACTACCACCTCTAAAAATTCTACTAAATAAACTTTTCTTTTCTTCATCAGGTTTAAAAAATGGTATACCTTTTCTTTCAAATTGTGTAATTTTCTCTTTTTTTGAATAATCTTCTAGCGGTATACTTGTATCTAATACACTTAATGCTAAAGCACCTACTACTTGAAATAAACGGATAAAGAAGAAAGATAATAGTGAACAATACTGTTTGTTTAATCCTCCTTGTTTGGATTCTTTTTCAAGATCAGTAATACGTTTTAAATATAAAGTTCCATCATCACCAAGTTCTGGTTGAATACGAATTTTGTTAAACAATACACTTAGTTTAGATTCTGCTATAATAATATATTTCTTACACCCTTCATCTGTTGCCAAAGAAACAATATCTGCTATATCAGCGTTTCGCAATATAAAATCTAAAATTCTATTCATTAAAAAAATAGTTGTTTCAGTTTTATCTTGTATTTCAGATCTATTTGGTAGCCTTTGTAAAGATATATCTGCTCCCATCTATGTATTGCTAGGAAATACCATTACATCTTTTAACTTATCGTAGTTTGCTTCTAACTTTTTTAAACACTTGTTTACAGTTCCTTCGCTAATATCACATACAGAGGCAATACGTTCAATAGAAATGCTTGATAAAGTATTATTTTTCTTATATTCGGGATGTTGCGCGTGTTGTAATACAAATGCGATAACACCTGCTGCGAGAGATGGTGGCATATTTTCTGGACAAATTTCAAGACGTTCTGCTTCATTCGCAATACGAATAGCATTTTCTTGAAGAATCATACATAGATTTCGTGAAATAGGAAGTTTTGAAAGAGGTTGATTCACATAATCAGAAGCACGTGTGGATGACATGTTTGCTGGAATGACTACATCATCTAATAATCCTCGTTGATTTGCCATAGATAATACTTCTTGAAAGTATTTGAATGATTTCGTAAATTGTGTAGATGATAAATGAAAGATATCAGATACTTCTTTTGGTTTGCGCGGTTGCCCAATCATTTTTAGAGCAGAATAGATACAACTTGCTACTACACTTGTTCTTGACATTCCACGTTTATCACAATGTTCTACAAGGCGAATGTATAAACACTTGGCAACATCAATTGTTCGTATATCAATACCATTATTTGTAGCGGTAAGAGATAACTGTTCAAATACTTGTAACAACGATCTTTCCTTGTAAGGTAGGAGACTCCATGAATGAAAGCGTCGGACACGTGCCATGGCAATGCGATTTGATTTATTTCCACCAACTGTTTTATTCAAAATAATTGTTCCAAGTGTAGAATGAGGGAAGCGAATATCAATAGGTGCGCCAACACGGCAAGGATCCAAACTACTTCTATCGTCAATTCCAAAGAAACGATACTCAGCAGAACTATCAATGTTTGGTCTAAATTGTGTTCCACATGATTTACACACAACCTCTTCTTCTAAATCAAATTCTTCTTGCTGCGAACCACATGCGTCACAAGTATTCCCTTCTTTAATTTTTGGTTCATCATCAAAATATTTATCAATATCTGAAATATCTTTTCTTTTTAGAATCCCTTTAAATACTTCTGCCATTTTATCTAAAATATATATATGGGTTCAAAAAAATCAATTTTTACGAGTTTTTAATAGTTTTAATAGAGGTTTTAATTGTTTCAATTGAGATATACATTCTTTAAAGAAAGTCTTTTTAAAACTTTTATCCTTTTTTAAAGTATTAATATTAATACCCTTTTTTTTCATATCTTCTTTTAATTTTTTACTTTTTAATCCTTCTTCACATGCCTTCTTAGGATTTTTTACAGCGAAACTAGCGATTCTTTTTTGGCTATTAGAGTTTTTACGCGTTTTATTCATTCTATAATTGTTTTAGAAATTGTAAAAGTTTTTTTGTTTTCTCAACAGATTTTAATTTCTCTAAAAATCCTTTCACAAAATCATTAAATAATATCGTAGACATATCATTTGTTTTGAAGTGTGTATGAATACTTAATAGTGGCTCTCCTTCTATACAAATTCCCGAACAGTTTTGTTCACGTTTAATAGACCATTTTGATTTTAAAATTTGTATCGATTCTTTTCCTTGTAAAAGTCTCCACCATCCATAGTTTATAGTATTTGGAAATACAAAATAAGATTCACAAAACTCTTTCACTAAATCTTCAATACATGCTTGTTCAAAGAAATGAGATGTTTTTGATACTTCTCTCCAAAGCGATGGAATAGTTTTATCAGACGCATATAAGAATCCCGCATTATACATACCATATTGTTGCTCGTCATATGTTCTGATATTATGACGACTTACACCAAGTTTATAATCAGTATTTATAGTTTGTAATGGAGCCATAAAACAGATATCCGCATCACAAAATAATACTGATTTTTCTGATTCAAAAACCCAATCCATTAAATGAGTTTTTTCAACAACAAAATCATGAAATAGTGTTTTAAATTCTTTTCCGGGAAGAAGTTCCATTTTTTTACGATTTAACCCATTGTAATGATTTAATACATTCTTGTATTGTAAATTACCTTTATAAGGCTTTGTTTTTAGATATTCTTCAACATCACTATCACAAAAAATATATACATTTGGTAAAGTATCATTCCATAATTGTAAACTAAAGAAAAATACTTTTAAATCATCAATTGCGTTTTTATTAGCGAGTGTTGCTAAAGCATACGCATACATCCTTTATAATATTCACTGAATTGTTTTAAATACGTAAAAAGCAGATATAGCAGCAGCTATTTGAATAGCTATATAAGTAAACATTTCTTGTAATCCTAATTTATTTTTTAAATACATTACAACTGAAAGAGCAGGATTCATTAAACCACCACTTACAGGTTTTGTTAGATGCAAAGCAATTATAAAGAAAACTCCTACAAAAATGGGATTTGATAAAGACAAAACACTTAGCACAAATAAAAATGTTCCAAAATATTCACTTAATAATGGTAATACTGTTTTCATACTATATATTCTCCGGATTTATTAGATGAAGAATCGTTATGTTGAAATATTTATAGGAACTATATTCTTATTCTTTTTAGTAGTATTTTTCTTAGATGCTTATGAAGGTTCAAAATATTATATTGTTCGTAATCCTATTACATTTAGAGAACCTATGGTGGACTTAATGCCTCAAAAGGTAGATACACCTTATTCTTTACTTGAAGGAGTTCTTCCACTAAAAGATGTTCAAACACGTGGAAATCTGAATTCACAAACATGTTATGAAGGTGATTTTCAAAGCCGTTTAGAACCCACTGGTAATTTTATTCAACGTACAAATAATTATAGACATGAAGATGCGGAGTCATGTAGTTCTCCATTCCAAGAATTTGTTACTGCGTATTATGATGTTAAACCTCTAAATTAACACTTTTTCTTCCATATTTCCCACCAATGTTCTCTACAATTTGCTTGCCCAATATTGAAACCTGCCCCTCCAGGTATAGGATTTACATTATTTGTAGGATATAATACATATACAACAGCAACACTTGTTGCAAGAACGGCAAGCGCTAACCATATACTTTTTGTAGCATTGTTAATTAATATGAATAGTGGGATTATAAATAATATAATAGGTATAATTATTGAAAACCCTTTTTCAAATACAGTTGTAGGATCTCTTATAATCTGCCCAACAGTTATAAAAATATCTAAGAAATGATCAAAAAATCCACTTGGTGTTATAATTACAGCTAAACCAGAATATGAAATTAAAAAGAATAAACATAAAATATTTTGTTCAGATGATATTATAAAATCCAATACATCATACTTTAATAAAAATGATAAACCAATACCTGCTAAAACAATAGCTGTTACAATTAGTCCTTGTTTAAGACTATCATAACCAAACACAGCCTCTTTTTTGTGAATATAAGCAAAGAAATATCCAATAGAAACAGTCATAATGACTAAAGTTATAATCTTAATAATTATAGGTTGTGATTCAAGAGTTTTAGAAGCTTTTTGAGCACCAGCAAGGCTTCCTAGCCCTGGCAGTCCTGGCAGTCCTGGCAGCCCTGGCGGTTTAGGCATCATCCTATCCATCATTCTTCGTTGAGCATATCCTGTGACTCTATTTCTTAATCCTGAAGCGGCAGATCTTACTCTTGAAAAAATACCACCACCGGAATTCATCTATTCTATATTAATTTTCTTCTATAATAAGACATTCAGATGCTTTTCTTTTTTTAACTTTTGATTCAAGAATATTAAATTCTCCTTGTCTAGCTTTTTCAACATCATTCCAAAACTTTTCTTGGACCTCTTTTGTTGAATTATACCAACTTATATCTCGTTTTACGCAAATATTATATATATTTTTAATCCCATAAGGAATTGTTTCTATTAAATTATAAGATTGTTCAAAGAATTTATTCTTATCTTCTTCAGTATATACATAACTATATTCATTATTTTTTTCCATTAAATATACTACTCCTTTTTCTAAATAATTATTACTCAAATCAATTGTAAGCTGCTTTGGGTTAATTGAAACAATTTCAACTTCAACATATTCACATTCAAATAGATTTGTTACTTCCATTTGAATTTGCATTTGAACCCAATATTTAAATGGAATCCCTTCACCAATCTTTCTTGAATATGGACATTTAATTTCAACTAATCGTCCAAATCTAGAATCTGATTCAATAATAATTCCATCAGGGCTTGCTCCCAAATGTGTATTTGTGCCATGTTTCAAACGACCCGTTTCATAAATCTTAGAATTCCAAGACTTCTCTAAATAGTTTCTTACAATTGGTTCAAAACGAATCCCCCAACCTGTTGCTACAAGAGTTCCTGTTGGGCATGCTTTCATTGAGTTACGTTTTTCTGGATTTACTTTTGATAAGACTAAATTTTGATATGTACGTTCACCTTCAAATAGTGATGAAAACTCACTTGCGGTTAACATATGTTTCATATCTTCATACCATTGTTCTGAACGTTGTTCAACTTGATGGCTATTGTATATTTTTTGGATAGTTTCTTGAAGAACTTCTTTCGGAGAACTTATATTTGAATGTTTATTAAAACAATCAATCATTGTATATAGTAAACTTTCTACTTTCTTTACTTTATCCTTATTACGCTCATCCATTTCTAAATCTTTTAATACTTGTTTTAGATTGTCATGATATGTTTTCTGCCAATTATATGAACTTGATACACTTGTTTCATCATGAATCTTTGCTAAATCACTAATTAAAGCAAACATGTTTGAATAATTTTTAAGCATGTTTGATTCAACTTTACTAATTATTAGCATGAATAAAAGTTTAAACTCTTATTATGTTTCTTGCTGTTGTTGCTGTTGCGGTTGCTGTTGGTGTTGGTGTTGCTGTGATGTAAGAGAACTATTTTTCTTACGCATCGTAACAGAATTACGTAATGGTTTATCTAACAACTGAAATACATAAGAACCATCTGCCTTTTGATGCATAACTAGATTCTTAATTTCAAGAATCTTCTCCGTTTCAATATCATATACTACAGCATTCTTAGAATTGAGTAGTTTCTTTTCTAATGACTTTGCTAGCAACTGAAATAACCCAGTTGCTTCTGTTTCTTGAAGACCTTTGGAATCTTTCATATTATCTACAAAAAGTCTTAGACGATTAAGACGCATTCCTCGCTCCAAACGATGCCATGGTTTCTTAAATGCCACTTCAGATTCTTTCTTTAAAAGTTCTTGTAGTCCTTCATTCAATGAATAGTCCTTAAATATTGTAGCACCACTTAAATCATGGTGTTTTCTTATTGTTCTATTTCTATTCATATATATAATATAGTTGATAAGTCTTAAAGCGGACTTAATAGTTTTACACTCCATTTTTCTTTAATTTCAACATAACACCAAAACATATCATAATACTTATGATATGGTTGAAGTTCTGTTATTATTTCATATGTCCCAACATCACGTAAGAAGCCTTCCATATATTTATCTATATCATCATCATCATCATCATCATCATCATCATCATTCGTATTTTGTGTATGTTCTAAAGCATATTTAGCAAAAGCCATGTTTCTTATATACGCATAGAACTTCATTCTGTATGAAGTTCTAAAATGTTCTTTAAGATAGGTTGTATAGTTTCTATATTTGTTTTATTTACATGTAAATAATCTTCAGAATTATTACCGATCATAATAAATCTTCTCCAACATTCTGCTTCAGAATTTTCAACATACGAATAGAAGTTTTTTAAACTAGTTTTTGTTTGATCTATTTCTAAATAACAATAGTCATCTGTACTATTTTTCTTTACAAAATAGATTTCATTTTCATTACAAAAGTCATTAATTTCATCATAATTCATTTGTAATAATAACGTTCCTTGATATAAGAATATATGAAATATGTACACTGGATAGATAGATTCTTTTTTAATTAAAATATAAGGGACTAAAAACATAATAAAGTAACACGTCTAAACATAATTAATAAAGTCCTTTTAGATGGATCCAACATTTCCATATGCCGGCAAAGTTCGTGTTCCGCCAAAAGAATTTTTACTTCGTTCACGTATCGAAACAAATACGAAGGATTGGGTAAATAGAAAACAGTTTGAACATTGGCAAACAGATGTTCCCGATTTTACATATAATTTTCCTAAAATGGTATACGCAAAAGGACGTATGTATGAAAGCATAAATGATAGGTCTATTGGATATTCACGTATGAGTGATGAAGAAAATCTTAAAATGACTCAACAAGTATATGGTGTAACTAATACAAGTAATATTTCATATAAAGATGCTAGATCAGATAGAGCACCTAGTTATGCCCGTGAAACTATAGAGCAATCTGTTGATATAGCAAGTGGTTATAAACAACCAAACTATAAACTTACAAATATGCCATATGATGATATGGCACCTATTAATACTAGAACAGATGCTCGTGATTATAAACAGTCACAGCCTTATGTAGCAGGGGGACCCGATCTTGCTTTGAATCCTTATTTTGATAGATATGATCCAGTAAGTGATTCAAGAAATGCTGTGCGAGAACTTCGTTCCGCAGTGTATGAAGATAAAGGGACTTCAAGAGGACTTTTTGAGTCACAAGGTATGCTACGAAGACAGTATGAAAATCGTTGGGTTAATGAAGAATTAATAGATGAAGATCTAATGGATACATATTTACGTTACGAAATTGCGACCGCTGGTAAAGATAAAAATGAATCATAATTAGATGCGCCACTCAAGAAAACGAGTGAGTAGAAAGAAAAAACAGAAAGGTGGGAGCACTAAAATTATAAGAGAAGGTAATAATAAATTAACTGTAAATAATTTGTGTGATGGAGATAATTCTACCACTATAATTCCCGAGTGTATGGTTCCTGTTGCTGCTCAACCATCGCCTCAACCTGTTCCAGAGCCATCTCCTCAACCAGCTCCAGAGCCGCAACCAGAACCATCACCAGAACCAGAACCATCACCAGCGCCGCAACCACAACCAGAATCAGCGCCACAACCAGAACCAGCGCCGCAACCAGCACCACAACCGCAATCAGCGCCAGCACCACAACCAGCGCCAGCGCCAGCACCACAACCAGCGCCAGCGCCAGCACCACAACCACAACCAGCACCGCAACCGCAACCGCAACCGCAACCAGCACCGCAACCAGCACCGCAACCGCAACCGCAACCAGCACCGCAACCAGCACCGCAACCAGCACCGCAACCAGAGCCAATACCAGAACCAGCACCAGCACCAGCAATAACAGAAAACATAATATCAGTACAAATCCAAGGATTACATACTGGACTAGATTCATTACTTTTAGATGCTGATGATTCACATATTATAGGTGGAGTAGGTGGTAATCATTATTATATAAATAATGGTCAGATTATTATAATAATGGGAACAATTCATAGAATTAAATTTGATACTATAGGAAATATTAGGGATCTTAATATTGGAGATAGAGTAACTATAAATAATGCAACTATAACTAGCCAATATATGATGAGTATTGAATATATTGCTGGCACTGATGGTTGGTATAATAAAGGTAATATTGATGGAACAGCAACTGTAATAGAAAAAGATGTATATAATAATTGGGTAATCGTTCAATATATTTATCCCAAACCAATATTATTGAATCGAACAAACCCCCCTACTATATCTCTTTCAGCCGCTAATTTAACTGTTAATGGAGGAACAATTACTTATACTCTGCCTATTTTAGCACCAGCCCCATCAATAACACCAGTAAATATTCAACCCACAATAACTAATATAATAGGTGGTAATAAAATTGCTGGATTTACTGGAGATGGACAAAATGCTTTATTCGCAAAACTAAATAAACCATATGGTATTATTTATGATGAAAATAAAAATTTATATATAGCAGACTCTATAAATCAAAGGATTCGTAAAATAAATGAAGATGGTATTATTAGTACTATTGCTGGAAACGGAGATCAAGGTTATTCTGGTGATGAAGAGGATGGTTTATCAGCTAGTTTCAATTATCCAACAGATCTTCAACTAATATATAATAAGTTATATATACTAGATACAAATAATAATGCTATACGTGTTATAGATTTAACTACAAATATTATAAGTACTTTTATTAATAATAGTTCTACACCTAACCCAGATTTTTTTCAACCGCAATCATTTTGTTTTGATTCAACAAAAAATTTTTTATTTGTTGCAAATACGTTCAGAAATAAGATTATTAAAATAGATATTAATACAAAAGATGTTTCTTTAGTGGCAGGTGATGGATCTTCAGGTTATTTAGATAATGTAACTGCCACTGGTTGTAAATTAAATACACCATATGGATTAGCATTAGATATCTTTAATAATATTTATATAGCAGATACAAGAAATAATAGGATTCGTTTTATAAATAATACTACTGATAAGATAATCACAATAGCTGGTAGTGGCACAATAGGATTTTCTGGAGATACTGGCTCACCACTAACTGCTAGATTATTCAATCCTACAAATATAGTAATTGATAATAATTACAATGTAATATTTTCTGATTCAGGAAATAATAGAATTCGTAAAATTTTTATAAATGGCTCACCTAATCCTAATCCTAACCTAGCTGTATATCCTGAAGTTACAGATGCTGATAAAGCAGAGTTTTATAATACAGATGGAAGTTTCATTACATATCCTTGGGGGATACGTAGTTCATATTGGAGATGGGCATATCCTTCATGGCAATCTCCAGAATCAAGTGGGCCATTATCTTTACAAGCGAAAGCATGGCTTTCAATTGCGGCTAATTTACCATATTTTAATTTAACAAATGATCCAAATGGTGAGGCTAGAAATGATATTGATGCTTATAAAGCAGCACAACTTCTCTTAGAACAATCAACGAGTAGATATTTTAGTATAGCAACTATTGCAGGAACTGGAACTATTTCATATACACCAGATAATATTGATGCTCGTCAAACATCTATTAATAATCCAACTAAATTATTATTTGATGATAATAATTTAATCTTTTCTGATACTAATAATAATGTTATTAGAAAAATAAAACCAATGGTAGTTGGTGGTAAAAGAAGATATAAGAAAAAGGTTTTACATACACGAAGAAAAAAGAAAACAAATAAGAGAAAAACAAATCAAGTGAAGATATGATTTCGTTTAATCAAACGAAATCTCAATAGGTGTAAAATGTTTTTGCATCTGCTTTGAAGAAACATTATCAGATATTAATGCTTTACGACGAGTCATACGTTTCTTACTATCACTTGGTTTCTTTTCTTCTTTACGGATTTTCTGAATCTCACGGGCAGAACTATTCATCTCCTTTTCAACATGTTTGAGATCCATTTTTATATAATCAATAATACCTTTTTCAATTGCCCATCTGAAAAAGTTTAACTTACCAACTGTTGTAATAAAAGGTGGGACATCTTTTAATTGAAACATAATACGTTCACGTCTACAAAATGGATCAAATAGTTTCTTACTATAAGCTTTTAACTGATTCTTATAATCAATATACACAAAAAATTCTTGCCCTTTATGAATATAAGAAATATTGTGAATCTTAGAATAGTTTGTAACGAACCAATCAATTAAACGCAAACTAATTTCTGAATTTCCTTCAAATAACATAAGTATCTCTTGTATGTCACTACGATCAGTATAAAAATGTTGTAAACTCTGAATAATTAATTCTTGTTTACAATATATCTTTCGTTTACGTGTTTGAGGATCAGGGTTTGTATAAAGAACAACATCTGTAGATTCTACCATTTTGTGTCTAAATTTGTTCTAAATATTAGTTTAAGCCTATTACAGATGGCTGACCAAGCACCACCAAATTATAATCCAAATGAAAGTATGTTATCTGGGGGAACTGATTCCGCTATTATGAAAGTCATGGGAGGTGGAGGGGTAGGTGGAGGTGGAGGGGTTGGAGGAGGCGAAGGAACTGCTCCAAACGGTTACAATGAAACACAAAGTTTATTATCTGGTGGGATTAATGCTCCTATTGTAAAGATTGAAGGAGGAGCATCAAATAATATAAGTTCACCAGTTTTTAAAGAAAAGAATACAAAAAAATACCAAAGTTTTATTGAGAAAAATGATGATTTAGAAGAGGCAAATATAAGTTCACCAGTTTTTAAAGAAGAGAATACTAAAAAATACCAAAGTTTTATTGAAAAGAATGATGATTTAGAAGAGGCAAGAGAAAATATTCGTATAATTAAGTTTTATAAAAAGGCAGATATTTCAGAATATAATAACTTTATAGCGAGCATACAAACTGGAACCACACTAGATCGTGTAATTAAAAAACTAAAAGATGAGATTGTTCAACCTAAAAAACTTCATTACATAAAATCTGGAAATAAGATTGAAATATCAAGTGTAAATGACAAGAAAAATAGTTCTACTTATGAATCTGTTAAAATAATTCCAGTCAATACAAAACAGGTTATTGTATTACCTCCAACTGAATCATCAGAAGATTTTTTTAATATGATTTTATTTTTAAAATCACATGGATTTTTAAATATTAGAAATGGAGAATTTGAATTAAAAAGGAAATGTTTTGTAATTCATTGTTCTGTCGATAGAAAAAATAAAATAAATGATTATTTTTATTTAAAGTTAAAGAAATTAAATAATAATTATGAAATTATGAATGATCCTTATAAAATAGTTTATGCCAAAGAGACTGATGGTTCAAAAGGCTTACTATTTTCTAGTACACCATTATTGAAACCAAGTGGATTAAACGATTTAGAACCAAATAATTTTGAAGATATAAGAGAGTATACTATTAATAGTATGTATTACACAAAATCTGAAAATACATACATTAATACATTTTCTCAGATACAATCTGGTGATAATGACACAGAAAATCCTATAAACTATAATTTAACTTTAAAAAATAATATAATAATTATTGATCTAGTGGATGAAGATGTAGATACAATAAATGTTGATATCAATGGTAGCCTCTATAGAATACGTGTTCCTATACTAAAATCGTTAAATGATAAAGTATATAGTGAATGGTTAAAAGGAAAATATACAAATGATGAAATGCGTTTATTAAACGATTTATATATTAATGAAATTAAAGAACTAAATTATCCAGCTAAGAAAGCAGAAATGCTATTTCAATTAACTTATTTTAAATGTTTTAACGATACATCACTTTTAACTAAATCTGAATGCTTTTTAATGAGAGATTATTTAGAAAAAATATATAAGTATGCTTTAACTAAAGAAGATTAGATCACCCGACAAATATTTGTATTAAGTAGGTTCATGGAATATTCTAAAACACGTAAAATAAAGATTGGTGGAGGAAGAGCATCAAGAGCATTCTCAAGAGGGGCTAGGGCAGTAGGAAGAGTGGCATCAAGAGGGGCTAGAGCAGTAGGAAGAGTGGCATCAAGAGGGGCTAGGGCATTAGGAAGAGGGGCGACAAGAGGCGCTAGGGCATTGGGAAGAGGGACAGCAAGAGGGGCAAGAGCATTAGGAAGAGGGACAGAAAGAGGGGCAAGAGCAGTAGGAAGAGGAGCGACAAGAGGCGCTAGGGCATTAGGAAGAGGGGCGACAAGAGGCGCTAGGGCATTAGGAAGAGGGGCGACAAGAGGCGCTAGAGCATTAGGAAGAGGGGCGACAAGAGGCGCTAGGGCATTAGGAAGAGGGGCAAGTTCATTAGGAAGAGGCGCAATAAGAGGTGCTAGAGCATTGGGAACAGGGGTTGCACGAGGTGCTAGAGCAATAGGAAGAGGAGCTAGAAGTGCGGTAAGTGCCATAGGAAGAGGAGCCAAAGGTGCTGTAGGTGCGCTAGGTTCAGTTGCAAGTGCGGCATCTTCTTTTTTACCAGGACCTGGAGTACCTGGTGGACCTGATGATTATGGCGGTCCTTATGGACCTGGTGGACCTTATGGACCTGGTGGACCTGGTGGACCTGATGATTATGGCGGACCTGGTGGACCTGATGATTATGGTGGTCCTTATGGACCTGGTGGACCTGATGATTATGGTGGTCCTTATGGACCTGGTGGACCTGATGATTATGGTGGCCCTAACAATCGTGGCCCTAATAATCGTGGACCTAATAATGGTGGCCCTAACAATCGTGGACCTAATAATGGTGGCCCTAACAATCGTGGACCTAACAATGGTGGACCTAACAATGGTGGCCCTAATAATGGTGGGCCCAATAATACAAATAGCAATGGCAATGGTGTGACAAACGGAGATGAAAATAATGATGGAGATGGAGTTCCTAATCGTTTAGATAGAAATAGTAGAATAGGAAGAAGTCGTGGTTTAGGAAGGAGCGCTGCATTAGGAACAGCTGCTACATTAGGAACAGCTGCTGCATTATCTTCAAGAAATACGAGAATTAGTTCTGTAAGCCCGCAAGTTATTGAAGGAGAAGTAGTTCCCGGTGTCCCTATTGATGTTACACCAGATGAATATAATGGACCTTTAAAACCTGGTATTTACAAAGTGCCTTTTGAAAAAGATGCCAAAACTGGTTTCTTACAAACAATGTTTATGATACGTTCTCCAGAAGGATATAAGTATTTTAAGATTTATGGGACAGATGTTGTTAGTTTAGAATCGAATATTAAGAATTTTATTAGTTTTTCTAAATCAACAAATTCTCCATCTGGTAAATTTAAATCAGAACTTGATGATACAGTGAAAGAACTAAAAGTAGAAATTGAAGAAGAAAAGGCAAAGTTTGATAAACTTAAAAAACAGTTTGATTATCTAGATCCAACAGAAAAAGAAAGTGGCGCTCAGATTCTAGCATTATCTCAAAATAGAATTTCAAGTTTGATTGAACAATTGGATGATGCTTTACGTATAAAAGAAGTATCTAAAAACTAATTAGATGGATACAAAAGGAACAAAAGAATTAATAAAAGCTCTTAATCCAGATTCTGAATTAAGAGCAATTATTCAACAAGAAAAAAGTTTTATTGAAACGAGTAAGTTAGCTCAATCTGAAAGCAAACAAAAAGCGTTCAGACGTGGTATTAAAACTTTAAAAAATGCTACAAGGAAAGGGTTAAGAAGAACACGTAAAGCAATTGGTTCATTGTTTCAGAAACCTTTTCCTAAAACAAAAAGAGTTCGTAGAAGTAATCCTATTACGCCCAGTATTTAATCAATACAATTACCGAAGTAAACTTAAACTTAATACTAAAAATACGCCTGTTGCAACAAATGCGATAATTTCTGATTGATTCTCACTTGGAGAACGTTTTGATTCTTTTTCTAAATCATCTAACCGTTTTAGCAGCAAATCAATCTTGGATTGTAATTCAGAGTTATTGTTATTATTTGTAGGTTGTTGTTGTTGTTGTATTTCAACTTTATCATTAAACTCTCTTGGTTGGTAATCTAACTTGTTCCATATAGGATATGTGCCACCAGGGGTTGGTAAACTATCAAAATATGATGTAGTTTCTTTCTGATTGCTTGGTGTTAAAGGCTTCCATGAATCATCAAGGCTTGGTAAAGTTAAATCTTTACCACTTGCCTTTTCAAACCCTTTTTCAGGTTCTTTCGAAAAATCACTAGAAAAGCCTTCAATAGCATCATCTTCATAACCTAAAAAATATGATGGTAACTTTCCTGTAGGCTTAGAAATAACAACTTTATTAGCACTAATATCTGTAAATGCTTCTTCAATACTTTTTGATGTTGAAGTGATCGTTTCTTTTCCATAAGCCGGGCGATCCGGATCAATTGCTTTGGGGTTGAAATTTGGGTCTAATGCTTTAAAACATTCTTTCGCCCGTTTCATTTTACGTTTTTCATCTTTTCTTGCCTTTTCTGTCGCTACGGTTTCTTTAAAAGCATCTTCTAAAAGACAATAGTCCATTGTCACTCCTGAGAAAAAGGTAGAAATCTTATTTACAAGAAGATTCTCTAACTTTCAAAAAGGAAGATGGCACGATCAACGAAATCACATGTATCAGAAGTGTATGAAAAGTTTATGACACCCATTCATATCGTCTTATACTTTGTATTTGCTATACCTGTCATATTTGTAGCACAAATACCCAATGAATATAAGAAATATGGTTCTAATATTTTAATAAGAGTATTATTATTCGGGTTAATAGTTCTTATTAATAACTATATCTCATATATTCATGCGTTAATGTTTGCCATGTTTGTAGTGCTCTATGTTTCATTTGCCCCCGGTATTAAAGAATCATTTGAAGATCTACGTATTGTGGCACGTAAAGAAAGAAGATGGTTTGATGAACAAGTTATTGGTGAAAATCCTAGATTAATGGAAACTGAAAAAGTAAGAACAGAAGCAGTTCAGTCTTCTTAAATAATAGTAGGATGGATTATGATATTATAGCAAGAATAAGTTTTACACTATTCTTTTTTGTATGGAATATTGTGGAAGGATTTAAAATAGATACACATTATCCTAAAAATTTAGTTGTTTTATATGTATATCCTCTTTGGAGATTATTACTACTATTTACATTTGTAATTGGTGGATTATGGTGTCAAGCACTTTCATTAATGATGGCGTTTGCTATAACATTTTACTTTATGGATTTACAACTTTTACTTTATAAAACAGATTAAAATTACATGTGTTTTAAGATTTAAATAGATATGAGTTTTTTAAGATTTAAACAGAATGAGTTTAAGATTTAAACAGAATGAGTTTTTTAAGATTTAAACAGAATCTATTTTTAATTGTAATTAAAAATAGATATGAGTTTCCCATTTCCTCAACAAGCTATCCAAAGTTTGAATCCTATTGAAAATGTAATAACATCTGTTAATTCAAATCCTTATTTTATTGGATGTATGATGTTATTACTTAATTTAGGAGGTCGTCATTTAGCAACAGGACTTACTCCGGAACAAGATAAGTTCTTTCAACAACCATGGTTCCGTCGTTTATTGATATTTGTTATATTCTTTGTAGGTACACGTAACGTTATATCTTCTTTATTCTTAACGATAGTCTTTATTATATTGCTTGGATACTTATTCAATGATCAAAGCACATTATATATATTTAATCCAAATATTCCTGAAGATAAAAAGAAAGAAGAACCTAAAAAAGAAGAAGTGATACCTAAACCAAACGGATTAACACCTGAAGAACAAGAAATTCATAGGAAATTATCTGAAAAAATAGCACGTACCACAAATATGACTCCAAATGAAGCGATAATAACAGATCAAGAAGAGGAAGTAAGTATTGCTACTCAAATATCTGAATCTTATATGGGTATTATGTCTAGATTTTAACAATACTATATATAAAAATCACTATAATACCATATTGTAATTTATTATTAGGATCATTTAATGGTGTAGCAACATATAAACAAATTCTTATTGATAATATGTTGTTAGCAAGTTATTTAGTATTATTACTCCAGTTCAATTAATAAGTAAATTTTCTACACTGCTAAACTAACCGAGTTACCAACAGCAGCTCTCTTGCGACGACCTCCACCTCTCCCTCCTCCAGTGCGAGTCGATTCTGCTTGTGACATCATCTCTTCAGAATGTAAACTCTGAATCTCAACTGCCGCGGCAACAGCTGGTTGAGTTACAGAAGAAACAGATTCTGGCATCATATATACATCATTGCGTCGTGCCTCTTCAAATGTCTTTAAAATATCATCTACACCAGAAGGACCTTTCATTTCACGTCTTACTGATTGACTGGGAGCCTCTGTAGCAGCGACTGATTGAGGGGAATTGGAAGGCGCGTTAAACATTTGTGTAGGCTGAGGTGCTTGTGTCTGTGCTTGTGGGTTACGACCAGAGTTCATCGCCATGTTCATAAAGTTGCCAAATCCTGGGCCCGCAGCAGAAGCTGCTGCGCCTGCTACTTGACGCGCAATATCAGGGTTGTTACGTAATATATCATCAACATTGGGCATACGAGAACGTAAGAACGTATTACTTACGTGGCACATGAACCCAGAACCAGCCAGTGCCATCACTAAACGAGCTTCAGGTGCCATCTTGCCACGCTCCTTGTATTTATCATATAGCTCTTCAAAGATTTCATCAAAATCTTCTACATTTTCATGGACTGATTCACTCCAGCCATCTAACTTGAGTTCAAACGGATCAAACTTTCCATTCGCCCATTCTAAACCAGTTACAATACCCATCAGTGCTTGTCTCTGAAAACGTAAACTTGCTTCTAAATTACGAGCATCTACTAATCTATCAAACTCATCTTTGATCTCATTTAGAGAATTGTCTAATGTAAAACGACGGCTCACTGGAAACCCTTTTTGTTCTAAACGCTGTAACTTATTTAGATACTCCATCTTTTCCTTTTTATCAGCTTCTGTATTACGACTTTGAGGCTGTTCTAAAGAAAGAGAAGGTGTAGAAGATGTTTGATTATTTAGAAAAATATTATTATCTTCTTTCTTTACTTCCGCTTGAAAAGGAGGAAAACTGCTATCAGAAAGATTGATTGTTACAGGTTCAAAAGAATTTAAGTTTGTAACTTCAACTTCTGCTAAAGATGGCATCTTTAAAGGCTCATTATTAGAAGACATCATCTTAGGATTTGAAATCATATCAAGCCCTAAACTATCATTAATATCGTTGAGTTCAATAATATTTCCTAAATCGTTTGATATAGATATATCATTTGTTCTAGAACCATTCATAAAACGAATTTCATTTTCCATATCTTTCAAAGTAACGCTGCTCATCCTTCTTGAAATATTTTCGTTCTTTTTAGATGGTGTTACTACGCATATTTATTCACCGGGTATAAGTAGGGCGAATGGATAAATTCCCGAATAAATATTTAGAAGGCAGTTCACGTAAAAAAACAGTAAAGCTACAAAAGAAGGCAATTGCTCTATTATGTAAAACACCACATGAAGAACATATTAATTTCTTAAAACAACTAAGAAATACATATGATATATATTTTATATGTGATCAGAATATATCAAACTTAAATCTTCCTAAAATTAATAATATACATTATATATACTATGAGGATGAGTTTGTAGCAAAAAAAGGTTATAGAAATTCTCTTTTTCCTATGGGTAAAAAGAAGACAGACTATGGATTAGTTACAAGTTGGGATAAAGCGTTTTACTATTTCTGTGAAATAAATACTAAATATTCACATATATGGTTTATTGAAGACGATATATTTATCCCTTTACCTCAAACAATAACTAATATAGATAAAAAATATTCAAATAAATATGATTTATTAGTAAGAAGTAATCATAAATCAGAAGACGGAGATATTAAAAAATGGGGTGTAGGAAATCAAAGATGGGAACAAGTTTTAAATGAAAAATATAAACTACCGTTGCCTTGGTTTCGTTCCATGGTATGCGCAACAAGAGTTTCTAAACGTTTATTATCAAAAATAAAAGAAATAGCAAATAAACAAGATACATTAGTATTTCATGAATATATGTTAAATACTTTAACACATATGAATAACCTAAATGTGAAAGTAATTGATGAATTAAAAATGATAAATTTTAGGCATAAAAATAATATTAAAAATGATTATTATAATTGGAACTATGATGAAATTATAGATTTTACTAAACTATATCATCCTATGAAAGATATGAAGTTACAAAAAGTATATCATGAACTTATTGCTAAAAAAGATAAAATAGATACTAGTTAGATGAATGATAAAACAAAAAAAAATAAAAAGAAAGCAATTGCTTTATTATGTAAAACACCTCCGAAAGAACATATAGACTTTTTAAAACAATTAAACCACAATTATGATATATATTTTATATGTGATCAAGATATATCAAAATTAAATTTACCTAATATAAATAATATACATTATATATATTATAATGATGCGTTTGTAGCAGAAAAAGGTTATCACGATTCATGTATATATATTAAAAAAAACAAAGGATCTCATGGATTAGTTACAAGTTGGGATAAAGCATTATACTATTTTTGTGAAGTGAATAGTACATACTCACATATATGGTTTATTGAAGAAGATGTATTTATTCCTTTACCTGAAACAATAAGAAATATAGATAAAAAATATTCTAATAAGTATGATTTATTAGTTCAAGATAATTTTATATATAATTATATAGGAATAAAAAGAGATATTACAAGTTGGATTAAAGTAAAAGAAACATATGACATTTTAAATTTACCTTGGTATAAATCAATGCAGTGTGCAAATAGAGTCTCAAAAAAACTATTAGTAAAAATAAAAGATATAGTAAAAAAATATAAAACTTTAGTTTACCATGAATATATGTTTAATACTTTAGCACATATGAATAACCTAAATGTGAAAGTAATTGATGAATTAAAATACATAGAATATAGACATAATAATAAAACTAATTGGAACTATAATGAAATTATAGATTTTACTAAACTATATCATCCTATAAAAGATATGAAGTTACAAAAAGTATATCATGAACTTATTGCTAAAAAAGATAAAATTAGTTAATGTGCTAATTCTATTGCCATCAGAAGTGAGTCTGCTAAATCATTCTGTTTCTTAGAGTTATTAAACATATCAACAAATTTAGATTCTTGAATATTTTTCTTTAAAAACTCTTTTGTTTCAGAAACGGATGCTTCTTTACGATCTTTATAACCAGCTTCACCCGTCGCCTTCCCTTGTATCTTCTTTCCAGCATGAATTAAATGCATTTTAGGTACAACTGGTTGTAGTATGTCACGTAAAGTAGCATATAATAATACTTGAACAGTTTTCATTACAGGATTCTTAAGAACAGGTTGATTTTCTAATCCAATGTGATTTGCCTTATAAAATAGTTCCTTATTATCCAATACAAACTTTCTTATAGAATCATGAAGTGCTTCTAAATCAAAGGCTTTTTTAATTGCTTTCTTCTTTTCAATAGGCATACAGTAGTTTTTTCTTACATAATCAAATAATTCTTCTTTCTTGCCAGTTTGCTTTGTAATCTCTTTTAATACAGAAACTGTTGGCATCTTTTTGAAAACATTTCCAGATAAATCTTTAAAAATAGGTTTAAAATTATGTTTCCCACAATAGTATTTGGAATCAAATGTATAAACACCATTTTTATTACACACTATACCATGATTATTAGATTCTATACACTTATACTTTTCTTTAATATCTGCCACATCACCATCATTAATTAAATCATAATTCTGCCAACCTAAAATCTTTTTGTTGTCAGAATTATAACAGCACCAAGCTAAATTCTTAATACCAATATCAAAACAAATAACGAGCATCTAAATTAATAATCGTTCTTCTTTTTTAAATGATAAACGCCATCTAACTCTTTGTATGTTCCACGAGGTGTATTGCGACCTCCTTCAAAATAGTTTGTCACCATTGAATTCTGAGGCTTCTCTTCAAACCCTTGTGATTCAAATGTTCCAAATAGTTCTGGTGTATTATTATCAGAACGTTCTATACCAATCCCATTTGGTAAGTTTGTTTCTTGTAAATTGCATTCTGATTTTGAACAATCTAGTTTCTGTGATGGTGGTGGTAATACAGATTTATCAAGAGATCTTGTAATAGGAAATTGATGTTTTCTCGAATAATCAATTATACCTTCACTATTATTTATTAACCAGTGTTTTGTTGGAAATTGAGATCCAGTTGGTATATTCTGGCTACAATGATTATTATAACTTGTTGCGAGTCTACCATCACTCATAATAGCAGCCCATTTAGGATAACGATTATCAGGGGCATTATCCATTGGAAGTTTAAAACGTGAATCATCAATTTTGACTTTTGAATAAGAATCATATACATTTGGTTGTGACACTTTACGAAAGTTATTAGTATCCATACTATTATTTAGTAATTTATTTAGGCATCAATTTGAACTGCTTCTTGTAAAGGTTCAAAAGAAGATGCGCCTTCAATTGTGCTTTCGGACTTACGTATTAATTGTAATAACTTTTCACGACCGGGTTTATTACCAAGACGTAATCCTCGTTTTTTAGCAACTTCAATTAGTTCATCTTTTGTCATTGATTCATAATTTACTGTCATCTTTGAAGAATTATCAACTACATTTTCTTCCGTGGATGCTTCATTGTGGGATGCTTCATTGTGGGATGCTTTATTGTGGGATGCTTCATTGTGCGCATCATTTAATATAGTTGTATACATCTCTTCAGACATTGGATCAATTACAATAGGCTTATCAAGTGATTCTAATACATCTTCTTGCTGATATTGGTTTTGTTGCTGTTGTTGTTGTTGCTGTTGTTGCTGTTGTTGTTGTTGCGGTTGAGGGGTTGGTGAGCGGACAACAATAGGAACTCTTGAAATATCATGGAAGTTTATATTCGGAGGAATATGAATAGGGAAATTAGCGGGAGGTTGTTCTTGGTTCATTTTGATATCAAGTAAAATATTTTCCATTAAACTGATACGTTTTTCAACGTATGTAACACGCGAATATAGATAGAAGAATAATGCGCCAAACACAAGTGCTAATAATAAACCTATAGTTATTGATTCGCTTAAAATAGACATATTATTTCTTTTAATACTTTATTCTTATTTACAAGATTTAAACCGCAGATATACTATCCCATTCTTTTTTCCAAATTTTTTCAACACTACTTTCTTTACATATTCCTTCAGAAATATGATATTCATATTTGAGTGTATCTCCTTCTTTTATAGCTTTTACACATATTTTTTTGATATATTCTGGAGATTGTTCAATAATATCAAATACATGTGTGCTTATAATGGAACACATATGATTATAAGACCATAACTTATTTAAGAATCGCTGTGATGTTTTTATTCCATCGGGGGGATTCGTTGAATGGAATATTTCATCAAATACAACAAATGCCTTTAGTTTTGGATTATTATGATATAATACATCACGAGCAAAAATAATTTCCTTTTCAAATAGTGATTGTGCTCCAGGATTATCTATAATGTGAAGCCCTGAGAATATTTGATCAAAGATACTCATATATACATTTTTACCGATAGAATATCCAAATGTTTGTGATAATAGTATAGTTTGAAGAGTTCCACGTAGAAATGATGATTTACCACCTCCATTTGGTCCACTTAATAAGAAATGTCTTGTATCATCAATAATAAGTGATGAAGCAACTCTAGATTCTTTATTTAAATTAATATCAACAATATAATCTGATTTAAAATATGGTGTTTCAGATTCACGAAACTCTGTTTTTTGGAATTCATTATTTTGCGCAATCTTCCATAGAAGTTCTAGTTTTGCTAAATCTTTTGAAACTAAATGTAGTTTAAATGGTTGTTCAAGAATTTCTATAAAACAACGATGTGTGTCACTAAAATCTGGTAAATCTTCTAAACTCTTTGATATACTATATTTTATACTATTCTTTTCTAAAATAGTTCTAAATTCATCTATACACTGTTTGAAGCCATAAATTGTAGTTCCTAAATTCTTGATGTTAGAATGAATAGTATATAAATGTAAAGCATTTTGAATTGGCTGATACATTGACTGCGCAAGTGTAAAAAGAGTAAAGGCATTTTGTAACATTTTTTGTAAACTCATATCCCAAGAAAAGTTCCACATTTTACCCATAATTTGAGTATACATATCATATGTTATTGGCATTCTCCAAACATATTTAATTAATAAGTATGGTAGAAAATATGCTATAATAGGAAATACAACGGATACAATAGGGACAAAGAATATTTTTAAATATGAAATAGCTAAGACAAAAAAAGGGATAAAGTTAAATGTTTTGAAATATTCATTTTGAAATATAAGTTGTCCAAACGTATCTTTTTCTAGTAATTCTAAACTTTTCTTTTCTTCATAAAAGAATTTTGCTTCAGACTCAAATACACTAAATGTATCAAATAAACTATTCAATTGATTTTTATCTTCTTCATTTATTTTTCTTAATGAAGATATAATAGTTTGATTCTTTAATATTGCACTCGATTTAGGATATATACTTGCTGATTCAATTAAATTATTACATAATTCTTTAGAATAGTATAATTTTGTGTCAAGAATTGTATTTATTTTTTCCAAACCAGAATCCTTTAAAATTGATTGATTCATTTTCTAAAAAAGGTTATTATTCATTACGGTTATTTAAAACGCAAACATATATTTTAAATAGTAGAAATGTCTGAAATCGTTTCAACAAAATCTAAAATCCAGATAATTAAAGATTATCTGGTGATGGAATCTACTGTTTGTAGGCCATCAGAAGATGTTATTAAAAAAATAGCATCATTGAATGGATTATTGGAAAGTCATGGAGTTTCACAAGCTTGGAGAAGCAGTGATAAAAAACCAGATCTTCGTGTTCCAAGATTTAGTTCATCTAGAGTCGATTCATTTCAGAGTCTACCTTCTATCAATAGCACAAATAACTCTCCATCCGGATTTAAGAACTCTAAAAGTGTTACTTCATTAGAAAGTTTACCAAGCCGTACTCCAACCAAATATGTGAGTAAATATAAAAGCACTGAAGCACAATTTGTTGAAGATAAAATTCTTAATACAATTATATTATCTAAACTAAATAAATTTAGTTCATCAACATATGATGAAATTCGTGAATTCTTATTTCAAATTCTAGGTTCACAAGATGCATTACAAACAGTACAGGAAAAAAAGAATACAGAAGACTTTGTAAAAGAATTTATGAGCCTTGTATTTAAGAAAGCAGCAAGTGAAGAAATCTTTTGTCCATTATACGCAAAACTTTTGACAGAAATTTCTGAAAAGTATCCAATCATTTTGGATGAAATGAATAAACTTCACGAAAATTATTTAGAAATCTTTGAAGAATGTGATGAATCTATGTCTAAGAACTATGAAGAGTTTCTTCAGAAAAATAGAGAAAAGAAGTATAGACAAGGTTATAGTCAGTTTCTTGCTGAACTTACATCATTAAAAATTCTAAGTGTTGATAAACTTATGCTTATTTATAATAAAATATTTACTCAGATATTAAGTAACGGCAAACAAGAAAATAAAGTAGTATTAATTGAACAATATATTGATTGTATTCTACGTATCACAAAGGTATTACGTAATAAACAAGAACAGTTTTATGTAGATATTCGCAAGAATTTATTGACAAATATTGAAGTTCCACTTACTGAAATTAGCAATAATAAAATGATTTTCATCAGTATTTCTCCTAAAACACGATTCTTATTAATGGATATTCAAGATTATTTAAGAGGTATATAGTAGATGAGAAATACTCGTAGAATTAATAAAAGAAAAAATAAATCACGTGCTAGAAAAGGTGGTGCTAAAAAAAATCAAAATATGGCTGCTATGACGACACAAATGGTTGGTGGTCAAGTATCTCCAGCACCAGCGCCAAGACCAGCGCCAGCACCAGCATCATCTCCGGCTTCTGGTGTAAATATTAATTTAGACTATCCCAGTGTTGTTCGTTCATTACAAACATTTGGTGAAACTGTTTGGCGTCTAAAAGAGGCTACGGATCTTGGAAAACTAGCAGCTAGAGAACGTGTTTTAGCCGCACAAACAGAAGAAACTGCTTTAATATCTCTTGATACTGCCGCTGGATCTTTATATAACGCATTTTTTGGTTCTGGTTCTTCAACCGGCTTATTTAGTTCAATTACCCCGAATGCTACATTTGTGCCTCCTCCTTCGGCAGCCCCATCACCTGCATAAGAATAAAAAAAATATTATTTATTTGTAGAACAAATGGCTCGCCGCGGATCTACTCGTAGAAATCGTTCTATGTCTTTAGTTGGTAAATTATACTCCCCTTTTGGCCACTTATTCAAGGCTACCGGCAACTCCGCGCGTGCGGCTGCCCGTGGCGTGGGTAACGTAGCTGGCACAGTAGTTGGGACTGTAAACAAGGTAGGTAGCACAGTAGCGCGTGAAGCGGATGGCGCAATTCACAATATGACACGCGGTCGCAAGAATCGCAAGAATACTCGTAAGAATCGCCGCAGCCACAGCCGCAGCCGCAACCGTCGTTAAGTAGTTAAAAATTCACAAAATTGATGTGTATTTTTGAATGGAATAGTTTAGTAAAACTATGGATTCAAAATTCAAAAAGCGTGGTAGAATGGTTCGCAAGCAAACGAAGAAAGAAGAATCTTCCGGAAAAAAGAAGATGGCTCCCAAGAAATCCATTTCTCATGATGATGATGACGATGATAGCGTAGATAGCCATGGAAATATTCGTAATTTGATTGATTATGAATCTGAAGAATCGAGTGATTCTGAGCATTCTACCAAACGTAAACCCAGAAAAGCTGCGATTAAAGCAAGAAAGCGAATTATTCGTGGATTACAATCTAAAAAACACGAATCTGAATCTGAATCTGAATCTGAAGATGAATCATATAGTGAGTCTGAAAAAGAATCTGAAGAAGAATCTACATCAATGGATATTGAAGATGAAGAAGATGAAGAAGACGAAGATGATATAAAAGAAAATAAGGATTTACCTAGTATTATTATTGGTTCTTTTGGAGGAATGGATCCAATGGAGCGTATGGTTCCCAAACGTCATAATCTTAAGAAAGAATCAACTGAAGTTAAAAAGTTTGTAGAACTTCTTACAAAACAAAATGAACCTAGCACAATTGATGATCAAATTGAGCAGTTCAAAACAATGGAGCTAACAAAACAACAAAAAATGATTCAAGCACTTGAACGTAAACCAAATAATTCTGAACATAATCTTATGTTTAAGATTCTTACAATGAACCTCCCACCTGAGATTCAAACATTGGTGTTATCAAAATACAATAGTCTCCAAATGATGGAACCAACAACTGGTGAATATTTTAAGATTCGAGCTTGGCTAGAAAAGGTGACAAGTTTACCTATTGGTATTTATAAAGATCTTCCTGCCAAGATTGAAGATGGCCCTGCTATTTGCGGAGCTTTCATGCAACGTGCCCAAAAATGTTTATCAGATGCCATTTATGGCCAAGAAGAAGCCAAGTTACAAATCCTTCAGTTTATCGCAACAAAGATGGCAAATCCTAACTTCAGAGGTATGTCTCTATTACTTGCCGGCCCTCCAGGTATTGGCAAGTCTTCAATTATTAAAAATGGTATTGCGAAAGCGTTAGACTGGCCATTCCAGTTTATCAGTTTAGGTGGTGACTCTGATGCTACAACATATACTGGCCATCAAGTTGTATATGAAGGAAGTCATTGTGGTAAGATTGCCAATTCATTAATTACTGCTAAAAGTATGTCAATGGTGTTAATGTTTGATGAGTTAGATAAGATTTCTCAAACACCCAAAGGTGAAGAAGTTCAAAATCTACTAATTCATTTAACAGATCAAGTTCAGAATGATGCGTTTGAAGATAAATATTTGAGCGGTATTCCACTTGATTTATCAAAGGCGATGTTTGTATTTAGTGGGAATGATTTGAATAAGATTGATAAAATTCTATTAGATCGTATGATTGTTATTAATCTTCAAGGGTATCAATCAAAAGATAAGTTGGCTATCGCAGAAAACTTCTTAGTTCCAAACGCTCTAAAAGAAGTAAATTTACAAGAAAAGGTTTCTATTTCAAAAGAGATTATTGAACATGTTCTTGAGAACTATGCAAAAGAAGAATCTGGTGTGCGTGAATTTAAGAGATGTATTGAACAGATTGTCCAGAAAATTAATATGTTACGAATCTTTAATTCTAAAGATATGCCATTCTATATCTCGAACTTTAGTTTACCATTTGTTCTTAAAAAGGAACATGTAGATCTATTCTTAAAGAAAAAAGATGCTCAAGATAAATCTTATCTTGCTATGTATACTTAACGGTTCCAGCGCTTACCACAATGAGGATTATGTCCTCCTTCACAGAAATCTTCTTCAGAAAACCCTTTTTCTTCTTTACAACAAAAAGGGTTATGATTATCTTTCGCGTTTGCTAACTTTTGACCCGTATTAATATCAATATACTGACTACAATATTTTTTTCCACAAGTCCAACACCATGATCTACCGCAACCAGCGCCTTTTATAAAACCGTGATGTGTATCTAATCCGCAAGCAAAAATATAGTCACAAGCGGCATCTTTTAAACACCAACGACCACACCATGGGCAAACCTTCGCATCGTTTGATCCTTGTTCTTTCATTTAGTTTCTAATTTAAAAAACAAATTTTATTTAAATTAGAAATGAAAGTTGTATTAGGAGGAATTGTGCGAAACATTGAACGAAACAGTTCTCAAATTTTAAAGTTTCTTTTTTCACTGAAACAAGAATTACCTCAACTTGAAGTTTGTTTGTATGAAAATAATAGTAATGATTCAACAAAAGAGTTTCTACATTCAATTCAAAACGATTTTATTCAAATTCAAACTGAAGATTATTTAGAAAGTTTTTTTCTAAACTCTTTTCCAGGAAGAACTTACACAAACGAAGGATGTCGAATTCATAAAATTGCGTTTGCTCGAAATCAACTTTTGAAGATGATTGAGAAAAAGAAGTTAACTTCTGAAGATTTTGTTATTATAATGGATTTAGATATTAATAATCCACCAGAAATAAAAGTTATTAAGTTTATTATTGAAAACTTTCCTGATGAAGCACATGTATTGTTTGCGAACGGTATTCAACATAATGGACACTATTATGATGGATACGAGTTTAGATCTGAACAGTTACCTTATGGACCAGAGATTTTAGGAGAAACGTTTTGGTCTGATGCTCATATGGGTAAAATACAAAAGAAATATGTTCCTGAAAATAGTCTTATACCAGTAGTTAGCGCTTTTGGTGGAATCGCTGTGTATAGAGCAAATGTTATTGAAGGATGTAGTTATAGTGCTGATGTAACTGATGCGTTACATGAGTTTTACTCTAGTTTACCTATAGTAGATCCAACTCCTAAAACACATGTTGATGGATGTAGTTTAGGAGTTTACTTGAAAGATAAGAACATTTTTTATAAAAATAATTCTGGATATAACTATCCTGTTGCGGCAGAACATGTAAATTTTCATTTAGAGATTAGAAAAAAAGGGTTTACAAATATGTTTATTTGCCCTTTTTTGTATTATTATTGGGGATAAAGTATAATTTATTAAATTATTTGGTGATAATCAATATATTTCTTCAATATTATTTATATATGGTAAACATAGTTTAATATTCTTTTCTATTCTTATTTTCTGGTTATCAGGGCATATTTTTAAGGCAATATTTGATGCTTCATATGATTCATAATAATGCTTTGTATAATATGCTATTATTCCAAATTCATCATAAAATGACCAGCCATATGAATGTGGTTTTATAAACAAACTATTAGAATTTATTACAATATCTTTGAATACTAATCCTAATGCATAAATTTCTTCTTTAAATATATCATTCTTACGTGCAAAACTCAATATTTCATATACACACTCTTTTCTAGTAGGAATTAAATTTTGAGCTTTCCAAGCATATATTAACTTTTCTTCTATAGTATCACTCATTTTAATTAATTCAAGATAAGATACATAATTTTCTTCTTTCCATCCATGAAAATTTGCTCTTTTAATATAATATTTTATTGCCATTTCTTTTATTCCAGCATCTCTATAAGATTGTGCTAAATAGAATAATGTTCTTCCTTTATCACAATTAGGATCTGTATCTAATTCCTTTTGTAACAAAAGTGCATCTTTTAAATATTTTTGTTTATCATTTGATCTAAATCCTTCACGTTTAGATATTATGTAAGTTTTCTCATTATATTGATAAATTTCTTTATTTGAAGAATGTATATTATATTCATGTAAAGCACCTTTATATTTCCAATCATACTTTAGATTTGTTAAAGATGCTCTTTTATTAATTATATTTCCTTCAAGTAGATTTATATAATATCCAACAATATCATCTTTTAATAAAGATTTATCAATAGGTTCTCCCTCAATAAAATCATCAGCATCTAACATGAATCCCCATTTCATATGGGCCTTTGCTAACTCTAACGCTTCAGATCTATTATGGCCAAAGTTTACCCAAGGTTTATCATATACAACTCCTTTTACTCCAAGTTCATCAGAAACTTTTTGTATTATCTCTTTTGTCTTATCAGTTGAACCAGTATCAACAATACAGAACGTATCCATCATACGTAGAGCAGAACGCATTGCACGTTCAATAACATGTTCCTCATTTTTAACAATCATACATAGTCCAAATATAGGTTTCTCTTCCATCTATAACAAAAATTAAGTTTTATTTAGATTGTTTAGTCGCATCAGGTGCTTGAGTCCAAATAGTATCTAACTTATTTCGTTCTTGTATCATCTTTTTTAGCTTCTCTTCCATCGCCTTTGCTTCTTCTGTTTTTGGTGTTGAACTACAACTATTTCCCGTATTCCCTCCAGATCCCCATCGATTCAATGTACATCGTGGTGAACTCATCTATTTGGATTCTAGAAAGAAGATATAACTAGTTTCTCCCATATTAGGACCTTCCATCGAATGAACATTCTGATCATCATATAGAAACCATTTCTTTTCAGAACGATGTTTTGCTTGTGCCGTATAATGTCCACCACGTGATGAGCCATGATGATCAATAATAGAATTGAGTTGATAGTCACATGATTTTTTATATGGCGACGATTGAGAAAATAGATCATGTAAAGATAGTTCTGGTCCAAACGGTTCAATAGCTGTATAAATCTTATTGCCATCATAAGTGAAACGCTTTAGCACAACAATAAGATTCTTTGGAAGTTTCCATACACGCGTTTTCCGAATTGCTTTGGATCGTTTAGGGGCGCACTTATCGCATGCGTAATCATCAATAACTTCTTCATTGAGTTCATCCATAATACATCGAATTAAAGTAAGTTTATCATTTTGTTTATGAATAACACCTTTAAGAGTATTAAATGTTTCCCATTTATTGGATGTAAACCCACATGATTGACAAAGAGTTTGAATATGGAACATTCCAAAGAATAGATCAACAAATGGTGAATAAGAGTTTTGAAAACTTTCTTTCCATACTTCTAGCGATTTTTGTTGAAAGATTTGACGCTCAGATTTCAAGTCGCATTTTGTAATATTCATATTCACTTTACGCGATAAAGATTCATGAAGAGAATCAAGAAGAAACATAAGAAACTCATGGGCATCATGTGGTTCTCTTAGTGCCAAGTGTTCAAAACAAGAATCTTTTGTTACTTCAGACAACGCATGCCAAAACCCGTTTGGACGAATAGAAGAGTTTGATTGGATTGTTGAAAGAGTTTGAACTACATTGGCAAACTGTTTTGTAAGTTCATTAAATTTACAACTATCTTTGAGAATAGTACTATACTTATCTTCTTGAAATAGATTCTCTAAATTGTAACAATGACGAAAGGCTTGAAGAGTCGCATTTGCATAACAAGTGAATCCGACATTTACGATTCCACCAGCACCACTAGTTTTACTAGTAGTACCATTAACATTGCTCATCTTATATGATACTTATTTTTACATTTAAACCTTTACAATTTTTTTCAGTTTTTACAAAAAATAAAAAAAATTGGTACTGTAGAATAAATAGATATTAGTATTAAAATGTCTAGTTATTATGATATTCAATTACTTGAAGATTTACACAACCATTTTCCTGAAATTCTTTATGGTTCTCAATTTGATAATAATCCTCTAGTAATCTATGTTCGTAATCAGGCACGTAACAGATATGATCTATTTACAAATGCTAGAAATAATCATGCTGGCGTAACAAGAACATATACAACACCACGTAGTAATGTAGAACCTGTAAGACCAGCAGCAAATAATGTATCAGATACAATTCGTATTACGTATAATCTAGATGAAATTGACAACTCTATTCCTTCATCACAAGAAGATTCTTTACTGAATCCTCTTGCGACACTTCTAACTGCTGCTCTATATCCTCAAACAAATGCTATGATGTTTCCTACTTTACGTAGACAGAATACAACATCATTTATGGAACCAGTTGTTGTTCGTCCTACACAAGAACAGATTAATAATGGTTCATCTATTGTAGAATCACTAAATAATAGTGATAATTGCGCAATTTGCCAAGATTCTCTTATTCAAGATGGGAGGCAAGTTCGAAGAATTCATGCTTGTCATCATATGTTTCATGATAATTGTGTTAATACTTGGTTTAATAATAATGTTCGTTGCCCTACATGTCGCCATGATATTCGCAACTAATAAGATTAGTTGCTCTATATTAGACTAACTTCGTTAGTATGATATTCGCAATTAACAAAGTTAATTGCTCTATATTAAGCCTAGTTAGGCGTGATATTCGACAGTAAATAAAAAACATGTTAATTATTATATTTTTTTAAGATAATATAATCTTAGCCAGATCCATTGGTAGTTCCTTCATCTTTACTGAATAGTGTGTTTCAATCTCTTCTTTCATACGCTTTTCATTTGTCGATACAATATTGATGGCAACACCTTTGCGACCATAACGACCAGAACGGCCAATACGATGAATATAGTTTTCACGATTATTTGGTAGTTCAAAATTCATTACTAGACTTATTTGTTGAACGTCAATTCCACGAGCAAGTAGATCAGTTGAAATTAGCACACGCACTTTTCCATCACGAAACTCTTGCATGCGACGACGACGCTCCGCATTCTCCATATCACCATGAATACATAGCAGAGGATAGCCATCATTCGATAGTTTATCAGATAGCCATTCTGCGCTTTGTCTCTTATTACAATAAATAATTGCTTGATTAATATTCAGTTGCTTATAAATATCACATAGGGCTTCATACTTCCATTCATCTTTCTCAACCTCAACAATAAACTGTTCAATGCCATCAAGAGTTACTTCTTCAGCAGGGACTAGAATACGAACTGGATCTTGTAGTAGTTTATTGGCTACTTCAATTACTTCCTTAGGCATTGTAGCAGAGAATAGAGCAACCTTTGTGGTATTAGGGAATCCAATATCCAGAATACACATCACTTGTTTATAGAAACGATCTTCAAGCATTTGATCGGCTTCATCTAATACTAGCACTTTAATATCACGTGTTTTAAGAATTTTACGCTCCATTAGATAATACATACGTCCTGGTGTTCCAACGATGAATTGAACGCCGTTTTCAATTGCAGTAATATCATCTTTAATTGGAGTTCCACCAGTTGCGCAATAACAGTTTACTGGAAGATAGGAACCAATACTTTTTGCCACATTATAAATCTGCTTCGCTAGTTCTTGAGTAGGAACAAGAACGAACACTTGGGGTTTATTTAGTGTTACATCAATTACTGACATAGAACCAATAGTAAATGCGCCAGTTTTACCAGTTCCTGATTGAGCTTGGGCTAGAATATCACAACGCTCACGAATTGGAACAATCGCCTTTTCTTGAATTTTTGAAGGTTTTTCAAATCCATATGAATAAATGCCTCTTAAGAGATTATCCGGTAATCCCATATCATCAAACGCCTTATATACCTTAACATTTTCTGACTCCATTCTTTATAATACTATTAAAAATTACTTTATGTATCCAATTTTTTACAAAATTTGTAAAAAATTTAAACAATGTTTTAGAATCTATTAGTAGTAAAATGGAATCCGATAACTTTGTTTCATCTGGCGCAATTGATGCCGACGATGTAGAAGATGTATTAGAAGATCTTGATGAGTTTGATGAAGTTGAAGATGAAGTAGATGTTGAAGCAGAAGAAGAAAAAACGTATTTTAGTAATCCAATTGAACAACTACTAAAACATCATCCAGAGTGTGTTCTCGAATATGAAGAAGCAGAACAAGCAAATATTCCACTAAGAACTACTCTTTCTGAAGATGATCCAGTTCATCGCTCTATGCCTTTCCTTTCTGTATTTGAACGAACCAAAATTCTTGGTATGAGAACAAATCAACTCGCACAAGGCGCACGACCTTATGTGAAAGTTCCAGAATATATTACAAATGTTCTTGATATTGCAAAACTTGAACTCAATGAACGTCGTCTCCCTTTTATTATTAAACGATACATGCCCGATGGAACATATGAAAAGTTTCGTTTGAGTGATATGATTATTCTTTAAAAAATACGAATTCTCTCTTCAGGCGGTATATAAATCTTATGTTCTACTTTTATACTAAATGCTTCATAAAATTCATCAAATTGAACTACAATATTATTTACACGAATATCTGGAGGAGAATGTCTATCCATAAATAAACTTTGTAACTGTTTTCTTTTATGTTCTTTTGTTCTCCAAGATACGGCATATGAAATAAAAAATTGTTGAAGTTGATATATTCTTTCTTTATCAGGAAGATCTTTTATTTCTTTTTTTAGAGCTTCTAAAGCAATTGATACTCCTCCTAAATCTGCTAAATTCTCATTTAATGTGAGTCTACCATTTATCTTAATATTATAAACTTCAGAATTATTATAAAATTCTACAAGCTTTTTTGTTATAGAATTATATCTTCTATTATCTCTAGCTAACCACCAGTTATTTTTTAAACCATATTGATCATATAATCTTCCATCATTATCAAAAGCATGAATCATTTCATGTCCTATTACACACCCTAATCCACCATAGTTCCATCCAATTGAACTTCCTCCAAAATATGGATATTCTAAAATTCCAGCGGGGATTACAAATTCATTTATTTCATTATAATAAAAAGCGTTCACATAAAATGAAGGTTCATTCCATGTTTTTCCAGGTTTTGAAACTTTATTTAATAAATAAATATCATTATCTGTAGAACTTGCTGATAATAAATAAATATTCATTAATAAATTATCTGTTTGTAGCATCGGTAAGTTAATTTTGTAATAATATTCTGGCCAACCTATACTTAATACCATTTTATGAACCTTTTCTTTGGCAATTTCTTTCGTTTTATCTTCTAACCATTTATTTGTTTCAATTTGTTTCAAAGCAGAGTTACGTATATTCTGTATAAATTGTGTTGCTGATTTTTTTAAAGATTCTTTTAAATATGTATTTTTATATAATATTGATAATGGTGTTGTTAAATACTGCTTTGTCAGCTGTAATGTTAAAAACTTCTGTTCTATCTTTTTTTCTTGACCACTCAGAGTTTTAGAAAAAAAATCATAATCTATATCATCATATGGTGGTGGAAGTATAGGTAATGCGTGAAGAATAATATGTAAGATAAAGAATTGTATCCATTGATCTAATTGAAATGACTGAAACGCCTTTTCTAAAATATGAATAAATTTATTACTTTGTAAACGATATGTATAATCTTTCCAAGATGTAATACCATAGGAACTAAAAAATGTACACCAAGGAAAGTTTTTAAACTTATTTTCAAGTTCAGATCCTTTCAGTAATATACTTTCGTCTAATAATGAACTTTGTATATGAGATGCGAAATAACTTTCTAATGTAATAATATTTGATATATCCTCTATCTCCAATAACTTACATACTTTTTTAACAAGTGAAATATAAGACATTAATGTTCTTATCTTACCTGGAGCAGTCCCTTTATAGTAAGATATATCTGGTAATCCTAAAGAACCACTTGTAATTACAAGAGTATATACTGATTCATTTTCTTTTGTTCTTTCAAGATGAAGAAATGCACTAACTAAACAATCAATTTTATTTCTACAAAAACTTCCTAAAATTTCACCAATATCATCTATTGAGCGAATACAACGAAGTTTTTGTATCTCCTCTTTTAGTAATTTTATACTATTATTTTGAACACTTGCTCTATTTGATGACATAACAAATCGACCAATAACATCTTTTACTTTATTATCAAATGTTTTTGGTTCTTTTCCTTTTGCCGCATGTGCCTGAGAATCATTTAAAATATTGAATAAATCTTTTTCAATAATATCACTAATTTCATCATCTACACTATATGATACTTGATACGGAGGAATATCTGCTTTTTTCAACCATTCATCATTAACATATAAATAAAAGTTATCACCGGGATGAAAAAGGGTTGAAAATTCTGGATATTTAATATTCTTTTGAAATTTTGTCTTGTATTTTTTCAATGTTTTCATACCTAATTCTTAGTGTTATATTAACATTACAACTATAGGTATATGCCTTTGTCTTATATATTTTATTTTTTAATAAATATAGGCGTTTTTCTTGTAATGGAGAAATTCTACAAGTTTCACGCATCTACTTTTTTGTCAGAAGTTTTATTATAAAATCCGGTAGATTTTACTAGTTCATATACTAGAGGATTATCTACTTTTGTATTCTCATAACTACAGAATTCATACACATTTTTATCATTATACATATATAAAAATTTGGATCCTTCTTTTTCCATTAACATATATCCAACATTTTGTAAATGACCTGCTACCTGAGTTGAATAAATATTAGTATCAGGGCTATTTGTATAGTTTACAATGATTAATCCGGGTCTGAATTTACTGTTTAATAAAGAGAATAGTATAGGAATCTCAGTTGAATCATTAATTTGAATATTTAATAAATCTAAGCGTTGATTTTCAACAGGTATATTCATAGCATCACAAATTGTTTGGACATATCTTTCAAACTTAATTGTTTGAACACTTTCTCCAGATAGATCAATAGTTCCATCGTAAAAAAATGGTAATGAATTCGATATACGAAGATTCTTACCTAAAATCCATTTATTTACCACATCTTTTGTGAAATCACATCTTGTTTCATCAGATTCTTTGCGACTATTTAATATGGTTACTACCTTTTCCCAGCTTTGTAGTTTTTCTTTATTATATTCAATAATATGAAGTGGGCAACCGAGGGTTTCTCCTATTTCAAGTTCTGCGATTGGTGAACTTGAAGTTCCAACCGAAATAAAAACAGTTTTAATACTTTTTGTAGAATAAAATTCCCAAAGTTTATTTACAATAGGTAAAGGGTTTAATGAATTCGCACCAATTAACTTTGTCTGTTTTTCTTCCGGGGCATCGATTGTTGTCATTTCTTTTTTTAGAAAATTTTTATTGAACTTTTATATTACGCATAAGTTTACTGGCGCTTGGCATTACTGACGCCAATTCTTACCACAGTTCAAGCAATTGATGAAAATTGTCATTGGTTCATCCGCAGAACGAGTTTGCATCTCATAATATGTGCATTCACGCTTGAAACAATGAGTACACAAGAACTGATCAGTCGCCATTGATTTATTACCTTCCAGTTGGCGCTTTTCAATTAGTTTCTGATGTTCAATCATTTCTTTCCATTTTGATTCATATAATGTATAGTAGTTCATTGAACAAATTTCAGATAGAGATACTTTATTTTGTTTATATTTTTCAAATAGTTCTTTATTTTGAATATACGAATTTGAATTTAGATTGCCAATTACTTTACGCGCAATAGATTTATACAAATTTTTATATAGTTCTATTGACCAATCACGGGTAATATGCTGAATTAACGCATCATTCAAACTTTGTTTATAAATTTCGTTTTCAAGTTGCTCACATTCATTTTTTGTAAGGACTTTATGAAATAGTTTTTCAATTACTTTCACTGTATTTAATCGCATGTCATTTTTAACAGATGTTTCATTTAGTTGTTTCTCTGGATGAACATATTTTGAAATCTGAATCGCTTGTGTAGACGCTTTCTTCTTTTTTTCTTTTTTAACTTCGACAACTTCTTCTTCTGATTCATACGCTGTTTCAAATGTGTTTAATTCATCTTCAGGTTCAACATCTGGTTCAACAATATCATCAACATCTTCATCTTCTTCAAAATCATCATCTTCATCATCATCTTCATCTATATCTTCAAATCCACCAAACGCCTTTGAGTAAAACTGTTCATAATCTTCTACTTTGAAATGAATTGGATTCGCAAATGAAGTATCTGATTTTGATGCTACAAGAATAATATCACCAAAGACGAGAGTGTTATCGTGAGGCGGTGGTAGTTCATGTTTATTTTCAGTTCCCGCTTTCCCTTTTGTAAATCCAAATAGATATAAAGTTAGATTTTTATATTGATACGTTCCAAGAATTTCAACTTCAACCTTCTTTTTAAAGTATGTTTGGATATGTTTTAGAGTTAGTTCTTTATCACTGCCTAATGATACTTTAACAGATTTGACTTCTGCTTTTTGGGTTAGATTCAATAGATTTACTAGACTCATTTCTTTATAATATTAAAGTATGCTTAAATAACTTTTAATTTTTTTATTTTTTTGTAAGGGTTTAAGTAATTGACTTGTATATATAAGTAGTGATGAATTATGAAATAATTTACTATTTTAAAGATAATAAAATTGATTCTGATAATTATCTTTATCTATATGATTTTGGAAATATAAAAGGGTTTTTATATGATAATGAATTTAAACTCTTTAAAATTCTTAAGAAGGATTCTAAAGAGAATATTTTTACAGAGTATTGTGTAAGTTGTGAACAAATCCCTTTAAAAGCACTTTCAATTGAAAAATATAATTGTAAATATGAGAATAATTTATATAAAACACAACATTTTACAATTGAAGTTAGTTCTTATTTTAAACCTTCTCAACCTTTACTTTATCAACCTTCACTTCCTCAACCTTCACTTCCTCAACCTTTACTTTATCAACCTTCACTTCCTCAACCTTTAGTTTATCAACCTTCAGTTCCTCAACCTTCAGTTCCTCAACCTTCACTTCCTCAACCTTCAGTTCCTCAACCTTTACACAAGAAGCAGATAAACAAGAGAACAAACTTAATAAAGAACGTTGAACATCCATCGCCGGTAAGCGAGAAAATACAACAGGCACAACTGTTTCAACAATCTCAGATACAACTTCCCAAGAACCAGTGGATGTCTTTAGAACAGATAATGAAACATTCTTTGCCTGCAGTTCTTCAAGCACCTTCTTTACAACAGATACAAGTAAATCAATCTTCTCAGATTTTGAAGAAGAAGTCTTACCAACATTTACGGCAACCTCAAAGGCAAGTTCAAAAATCTTCTCAAGATTTAAAGTCTCAACATTCTTCAATAAATCAGAGTTTAGTGCTTGTGTGACAAATTTCTCAATACTCATTCTTTTCTTATATTTAGATGGAAATAAAAAGACTTGATAATTTATACACAGTCGTTCTCGTTTTAGTTGTAGCCTCACTATTATACTTTTCTTATATATATTATACAAGCAAAGAAAAGTTTGAAGTTCCTGCCCCTGCTGCTAGTGTTAAAAAACCGGAACCTATACCAATTCCTCGCGAAGTATCTCCATCTGGCCCAAATCCTCCAAATGCTAGAATACCTGACGTAATAGCGAAACAGCAAGATAATTATAATATTGTACCAAATGATACTCAAGATGAAAACTATGGATCGCAAGATATTCAAGATAATTTACGCTATCCTGAAAGACTATTTGGTCCTGGAATGAAAAACGATGATACAAGAGTTTTAGTAGAATCTGGTGCCGCTAGTAGAAATCTTCTACCAACAGCGGAACCTATTCAGCCTTTTAATGCTGAACCAATTAGTTCTGGTGGATTAATGGGTCGTATTGGCGCAAATGATACAAATATGAATCAGAATTATGCCTCCTTTTGAGAATCTATGCTTAGGCCTAAACATTGTAAACTATATACTATAGTAAAATGGCTAGCGCTAGTGAACAAGAACAGATTGTACAAGGATCATTAAAAAGTTCTCATAGAAATACACATGCTATTGTATTAAAAAGAGCAAATACTTTTCAAAGTCAAAAAGCAATTGATTTTCTAAATTCAACGAAATTGGATTTAGTAATTCAACAAAGACTTTCAGCGGATAAAGCTGAAACTCCTTTGAAGAAAGGAACTTTCTTTATTGAATCATTTACAACTAAATCAGAGCCAGGATTTCTTGTATTTTTACCAAATCTTCCAGGTATTTTTGTAAAATACAACTTGTCTAAGAAAGAACGTGCTCAAACAAAAGGACAGCCTCTATGTTATATTTTGAGATTTCGTGTAAGTGCAAAAGTGAATGAAGGTTCTGTATTTGTTGCTTCAATCGATACAATTAATCATAGAATCTTTTTAGAAGATATTTATGTTTGGGCAAATGAGAATCTATTTTCTACAAAACTTTTTTCAGAACGACGATCTGCCATGAAACAGTTTGTTGAATCTCATTGGATGCCAGATTCTCGCTTGCTTGGAGGACTGGTGGCATCTATTATTCAACCAAAATCACTTTCATCTTTTGATAGTGTTTCAGATACAACAGAGTTTTTGAAAATTGTTTTTATTCCAGAGGTATGTAATAAACGTCGTTTCGCATTATATTTGAATGAAACTGAAGCAAAGATTGATAATGGTTATTATGGACGTGTTGTTCAACCGCAGCAATACCAACAATCCCAACAATCCCAACAATCCCAACAATCCCAACAAAAGCAGCAGCAACAGCAGCAACAACAACCTATTCAAAAGAAACCAACAGTAGCGAAAGCAATAAAAGATCCAATTCTTCCAGACGTTTTTAACTTATATAATGGTTCAGAGAATCTTGGGCACGCATGTATCCAAGATTTATCTTTGAGTAAAAGGCTCAAAGATAAGAATAATGTAAATGTAAAGATTGATTATAGTGAAGAGTTTAAACGTTATGAAATTGTTGATTTAGAAGATTAAAAAATAAAGAATAATTAGATGGTTAAAAGAAAAAATATGCGTAAAACACAAAAAGGTGCTGGTTATTCATTTGGCCAAGCAGTTGCCCCTGAAGCCCCTTATGCTCAAGAAGTAATTGGAGGACCTAAACTAACACCAGATTGCTTAGCTGCTACTAGACCTGGTTTAGCATCTACTTTACCTGGCACTGGTGGACTCCCGGGTTTTGCTGGTGGCGCACGCAACTTAGCTAATTCTGAAGGTATTTCACAAGCGCAAGCAATTGGCTCCCCTTTAATGAAGGGTGGTCGTTACACATACGATGTTGGCGCTGGACCTTTAACAGGCTCTGCTGGACCTGCCATGGGTTCTTATCCAGTTGTAAGCCGCATCGGCTGCGAAGGTGGATTAGTGAACACATCTCCTTCTGGTGCTCAACCAAATCCTACACCTTTACAAAACGGCGGTGTAGGTGGTGTTGATAGCGCATATTACATTGCTCCTACGGCCGGTTATAGCAATGGCGCAAGTAGTTGGGTAGGTTCCACAGGTGCTCCTTCTTTAGTACAAATTCCGTTTGATGCTCGTATTGCGAACCCAGCATGTAATAAGACTGGAGGTGGTAAACGTAAAATGAGAAAATCACGTAGATCTAAGCGTAAGGGAAATCGTAAATCAAGAAAAACTAGACGCTAATTAGAGAATGTCTAAACAACCATTTAAAAAATTAACAACCACGCTAACTGGTATAAATACTACTGTGATCCCTGCGGGGACACCTGTAGATAATAAATTTCCAGATGGGTATCCTTCTAGAGGATCAAAAGGTAACCTTGGAGGATTAGAATCTACTTATAAAAATAAAGCATTTGGGCCTGGGAAGACAGAAAACCCTTATAAAAATAACTACAAAGACAAATTTGATTCACGTTATCCTTCTGTTTGGAGAAAACCAATTGCTATAGACTATGTTCGCGGGTTAGATGACTGGGAGACAGCCGCATTAAGTGCTGCGTTAGGAACACCATGGAGCCCTACTGTTACAGAACCAACACAAGAACCAGAACCAGGATCAGAACCAGGATCAGGATTAGCACCAGAACCAGGATTAGCACCAGAACCAGGATCAGCACCAGAAACAATATCTATATATGGTCCAATTATAAGTAATTTTGAAGATAGTACTACTGCGCCGTCTCCTGGTGAGCCCTATTCTGGTGAGCCGTCTTCTGGTGAACCCTATTCTGGTGGCGCTAAACGCACTACTGGAGGTGGTCAAGATATAAATATTTATATAGTTGTTAATAATGAGAATAATGAAAAAAGATATTTAAATGTTGTAAGTAGTGAATCTATATCTATATTAAAACTAAGTAGTGATAACACTCATTTATTAACGACTGATAATAAAATATCCACTAACACTATAGACCAGATTAATAGTCAAATTTCTAATACTAATTTACTAAATCATAATGATGAACGACAATTATATGATGCAATAACGAATTTTCAGGAATATGTAAATACAAGCGGAGAAAGAACCGCACCAGCACCAGCAGCAGGATCAGATGATATATATGATTTAACAGCAAACGTAAGTGATGGTAACCAAATAAATATTAGTTGGAAAGGCTTAGCGTATGATCCTAATAGAGAACCTCCTATTACCATAAGTATTAATCCAAATCCAAGCCTCTTTCCAATAAGCCCAACAATAACAGAAGGAACTACTGAAGCTATATTTCATACAGTTGAGGATGATCTTATACCAACTGGTGATTATACGATAACTATAGATTATGATTATAAATCAATAAGTTATACATTAAATTATACTAGAGAAGAAACAAATACTGGAGAACCACCAGTATCTGGAGAAGAAACAAATACTGGAGAACCACCAGTATCTGGAGAAGAAACAAATACTGGAGCACAAGCACCAGCACCAGAATCAACAGAAGGCGGTAAAAAAGCAAAATCACGTAAATTCAGAAAACATTTCCGCAAAACACGTAGACTAAGAAAGGAACTTTAGAAGTAGAAGTAGAAGTAGAAGTAGAAGTAGAAGTAGAAGTAGAAGTAGAAGTAGAAGTACGGCGTTAGATAATAATTAAAATATGTTTGTATCATTTAGTAAATGGTGAAGGCCAAAGCAAAAACTTTAAAAAGAGTTAAAAAACCTTCTAAAAAAACATATTTTCATAAAGGAGGGCAAACTTCTCTTGAATTTATTAATTTATATAATTTGTTTAGTGAGAATTTAGAAAAAAAGAAAGAACTTTTTGAATCAATCAAAAAGAATGGTTCTTCTATTTACGATTCAAAAACAACTCAAAAAAATGATTCATTCAGAATATCTGCAAACGACATTATATTATTTCTAGAAGATTTTAATCAAACTGTTATTCAACAAGTAGAAGAGAAACGTAGTACAATTCAACAAAAGCTTCTACAATATTCTGTAAAATACACCCAGTATTTTGTTGAAATTAATATGGATTTAGATACTTTATTAAATGAAATTAATGAAACTCTTACGTATGCCCGAAACATTAATTCAAAGTTTCAATCAAAAGATGTTCATGTTCATTTAATTCAATCAAATTTTAATTTACTGAATGAAGTAAGGCTAAAAGTAAATGATTTGAATGAACGTTTACGCACTTTATTAAATCAAGTTGATACGATTTATGAAATAGTTAAAAAAGAACCTTCTGAAGATTCTATTTCTGATGATGTAGAAACATATAAACGTAATATTCAAGATTCTATTTCAACAGTAAATAGATTAGTACCAGATGGGTTTATTCCAAATTCTAACACAAAGTTTATTAAAGGATGCCCTTTAGGAACAACTCTAAATGGTGATCAATGCGTTTATTACAATGGAACTACTATTCTAGATTCGGTGCCTTTTCAAGATAAATTAGTTCAATCAAATTCTGACTATGTAGTTTGGTTTAATCAAATAAATGAACAATCTGTTGGATTGCCAACTATATTTAAAAAGAAACCAATAGAATATTTACTTCCATTGTCTGAAGAAGATTCAAAACTATTTAAGCTAAAATATGTAGTGGCAGAACAAAATGGAACTGTAAAGTTGGATAGAAATAATATGAAAAAGTTTGTAAATGAAATAAGTTGTTGTTGGGATCAAGATTCTGGATTAATGGGATCAACTGGAAATAGTTCATACTATATCGATTATGATAATTTACCACAGCCTATTATTCTATTAGAAAAAGTTGCTCCAACAATTCATAAAGATCTTTCTTTTATTAAATATGTGAAACTACTAAATGAAGAAGATCAAGTTCTTTCTGGAATTCAGTATTTAGAAACAGATATATCTGGAAATATTTTATATAATAAAGAAAAGAATGTAATATGTTTTTATCCAGATCTAGAAGAATATGAATTCTCAAATAATAGCTTTACAAAGAAATCATTTAATACTATTGATATATATAAATATATTCTTTTAGAAGGAAGTTTAAATAAAGTTCCAAGTCTAAATGCGAATATTCAAACAAGTTATGATACAGCACTATTAAATTCTTTTAAATATAACGTAATACCTTTAGCATTTGTCAATAAATATGTGGAAATAAATGTGGATAAGTATTTCTCATCTTTTATTTTACCATCTATATTAGTGAATGAAGGTGATTATTTCTTAATCCACAATAAATCTTCAAACTATCCAATTATAGTAAATATATCTAAAACAACGAATGAGGCAAATGTTGTATTATATCCAAATGAAATATACTGTTTTATATATTCAAATGAATCTAATATGCTACAATATGGGTTTATTAAATATAGTTTACACGATGTAAACTATAATACAACAAACAAAGTTGCTAAGATTATGCCTTTGAATAAATATGTATTTGTTGAACCAAAAGACTATTATGATGGTGAAACATTAGTAATGAGTAGTTTTGATCCTATTTATGATTCTCAAAAACATGTTATTGCTGTTCCAAATTTTGATGAGTCTAAGAAAAGCTATTATAATTTTGATGATGTATTTCAATTAAATCCAATTCAAGTTGAAGTTCTAGAACCTCAAGTAAAAGTTGTAAATAATAAGACGTTTGATTCTGGAACCTATAACAATATAAGTGAGACAAAAGAATTTACACCTTATAGTTCAAATTATGTATCAAAAACAAATTCTGGTGTCTTATTATTCTGTGATGAATCTGGAAAACCTTTAATTGATATGTTAGGCTATTTTATTCCTGTTATAACACCCATTTTATATAATGGAACAAACTATTTTTGGATAAACTATGAGAAAGAATCTAGTATCGAGTTTAAGAGAGACTATATTGATGTATTAGTCTTAGATTCAAACTATGTAGCAGAAAATCAGTTTACAACCAAATATGTTTCAAAATATTTAACAAATAATATTTATACAAATAAAGATTCAAAACCTATTGTATCAAATCAAAATACTTTTGTAGTTGCTGAAAATATATCAAATCTAACAATACTTAATATAAATATATCTGAAAATACTAACTTTAGCACGACTATACTAAAACCAGAAGAGATTCAAACTTCTATTAATACTATTCATTTATCAAACAAGATAGAAAACTATATTGAAAATACAAAACTATTGATTCATCAATACAAAGATATTTCAGGAAATATGAATAATTTAGAAGATTTACTTCTAGAACTACAACATAATTCACAAATAGGGACAATCAAATCTTTAGATGAAGCAGAAACTAATTATAAGAATATATTGAAAACAAGTGATAAGTTAAAAAGTTTCTTACAAACACAAGAATTTACTAAATTAAATACTATAAGAATACAAGAAATAAAACAAATTCGTAAAAATGAACTTCAAATTATTCAAACTTCAATTAACGATTTATCTAGTAAATTAGTTTCACTAAAATCTAGTGATAATGATTATACTTATTTAGAAAATACACTAAAAAAGTTAAAAAATGCTTATGATTCTTTAAATTATAATATGGATTCAATAAATGATTATGATATATTAAAATCTCAAGAACAGAACACAAAAATCTTGATGAATAGTATACAAGTTTTACAAAATAATATAGTATCATTTGAAAAATCATTAGAAGAAAAAGAAAGAATAGTAAATGAATCAACTTTAAAGATTAAAGAAAATAATTTATTAGATTTACAAAAGATAATTGATAGTACAATTGAATCAATTAATGATTTAAAGTCTAGAAGAAATGAATTAAATGAAGTAAATAAAATAAAGTTTGATTCATATTTAGTTAATTTGAATAATATAATTGAATTAATAGAAAAAGATAAAACTACAATTGTAAATACAGTACATACAATAGATTCAAGAATAAAAAATAATGAATTATATATTCAAGATTTAAATAAAGTAAAAAAGAATTTAATAGATCTTTTAGATGTAAGTCAAATTGATTTAATAAAAAAGATTCAAGAAGGAAAACTAAGTATAAATAAGAAGATACATATCTATAAGAAAAATCATGAAAATATACTTTCATTACTAAAGAGTTTAAATATTTCATCTCAAGAAGATTATGAATCTGAATTAAGAAAATATTATACTGAGATTATAGAGATTGAAAGTTTATTGGCAAATGAAAATGATTTAACAATTTTAGAATCTAAGAATTCTAGAATTGATGAAATACAAGATTTAGAAAATACTATTCTAACTGATTTACAAACAATTGAATTAAACCCAACTCCAGAACCTGTTACTTTAATACAAGTTCCATTAGAGTCAGAAACTTTACTTCAAACTGGAGGGAAAAAGAGACACAGTACAAGAAAACATAAACGCAAATCTAATCATCAGTAAATAAACAACCTCCTTCAGATACTTCTATTTCAGATTTTTTAGAAGTTTCTTTAATTCCATCGTTATTTCCTTGTTGAACTATTTCAATACTATATTCACATTTTTTATAATAGTTCTTTCTGGAACGCCATTGATTCATTAATGGATCATGAGGGTCAATAATATCAATAATCATAGGCTGTATTACTCGTTCACTAATACGAGTGCGTAAAATACGACCCGTGCTTTGTTCTACATTTGTTCTAGGACTTGCCAGAATGACAGAGTTCAAGCTTTTAATATTCATAGCTTCTGATGCCATAGAATAACTTGCTAAAAGAACTTTTGCCTCAATCGCTCCAGATTCTCTCACTTCTTCTTTCATACCTCCAATATAGTAGCTTGTACTTATAGTTTTTGGAAGAAGTTTTTCAATTTCATTTAAATGTGCGATACGCGCAGATAAAACTAAAATCTTTCTATTTACATCTTCTGCTAAAGAACAAATCCAACGCGCAATTTCTTGATTTCGTTCTTTACATTCAACTATATATGTAATTAATCTAGGAATGATAACATCTCTCTTATAATCATATGGAATTTTTAAATAATCTGGATCTTGACATGTAATATTTATACCTTTTACAATAACAGTTGGATCAGGTTCACGAACCTTTTCCCAAAACAAAGGTTTTCCAAGAAACATTTCAAATACTTTTGTTAAACCGTCTGCTCTAACTGGTGTGGCAGAAAGACCTAACAGTTTATTTGTTTGAATCTTGAAAAGAGCTTTACAGAAATGTTGTGCACCTAAATGATGACATTCATCAAAGATTGTGAAACCATAGTCTTTAAAGAAGTTTTCTGGAAATGTTTGAATACAAAGAGTTTGAATCATACAGATTGTACAATCATATTCAATTGTAACTGGTGGATTTAGATAAGATACATTTGCTTCTTTTAGTCTATTAATAATTTCTTCTTTTGATCCACTTACTTTAATCTTATTTTCTTTTGCTATTTTTTTAAGTTCACTTAGACTTGGTTCATTTGCTGGAATCGTTTCAGATCCAACTTGACGCACATCTGCTTGAAGAATTCCAACTTTAAGATTTGGCATTACACTTGAAATTTCATTTTTCCATTGATTCATTAAGAATTCTTTATCAACTACAATCAAGAATTTCTTTTTAATTTGAGATGCAATATTTAAAGCCATAAATGTTTTTCCCTTTCCGCATGGAACACAGATTAGTCCATTTTTTTTTGACTGTAAATAAGTATTTATAATATCTTTTTGATAATCGTAAGGGGTTCCTTTAAATAAAGAGTGATCATCCGATAAATCTGACCCTTCCGATAATAAATTTACTTCAGGTTCTCCAAATTTTGTGATTGCCCATTCTCTTGGAAGATAATAACGTTCTGGAGATTCTTTATATATTTTAAATCCAATTTCACCTTTTATTTTGAATCTATCATCTGTTTTGGGTTCAACATTACAACTATCCATAATCATTTTTAGATTTTTCTCAGAAAGAAATGATTTACGGATAGAATATCCTTTATGAGTTAAAACTTTATTATTATTCATTCTATATACTATTATAATATTGTTTTATACAACCAATTTTGCGGAAATATTACAATTAAAATTAACTATATGTAGTAGATGGACGAATATTATATTATTTTTACATCACTATTAATATTTGCGGTTGCTCCATTTGCGCCTGATGTATTTTATAACTATTTTGTTGATACGTATGTTGGTATTTTTATATTATTATGTATTTCATTATATTCTATAACATATGGTTATCTACCAGCGGTAACAGTATTTACTGCAGTAGCTGGTTTATATGCTGAATCACATACTCGCAAGGCAAATAAAGTGAGAAGTGTAGATGCTTCAAATAATGTTCTTTCTGAGGCAGTAAAGAATATTGTAGAAGCACCTAAACTAGTATCTTCTGAAGTTCATCCTCCTATGGAAATGCCTGACGGTGATGTTGTAACATTTACACCCAAAGATTCTGAGCAGACAAATGAGGTGAATAAATCAGAATCTATTAATGAAAAAGAGGCTCTTCCTACAATCTCTTTATCTAAAGATGCGGAAGCAGTGTATGAGCAAAATAGTTTGGCTGAAAAATTAGATTAATAAAGTAGGATGAAAATATATTATTTTATAAGTATTATTATAATAATTCTTATAATATCATATTTTTTAATAAAAAGAGAAGGGTTTGAGAATCAAAATAATGATAATAATGTATATGTTATAAATCTTGATGAAAGTGTTGATAGAATGGAACGATTAATGAAAGACTTTTCTGATGTGTTTAGTATATACAGAACTTCGGCTGTAAAGATGACTCCAGGTCAACAAGGTTGCGCATTATCGTTTGTGCGTATTGTTAAAATGGCGAAAGAAAAGGATCTTCCAACAGTATTAATATTTGAAGACGATAATAAACCAGAACCTAATTTTTATCAGAATTGGATTATTATTAAAAGTTACTTAGATTCTCATATGGATGAATGGGAAATATTTAATGGAGGAATGAGAAATATTATGGGAATACAAAAAATGATAGAACTTGAATCTGGTATAAAACTAATAAAACCAACTGGGGGATATTCTGCGAATTGGATCTATATAAATAGTAATGTGTATGATAAGATTTTAGCTTGGGAAGCAATAGGTAAACCTCTTATAGATTTATGGTTTTCAAATAGTTTTAATATATGGTGTTCATATCCTATTTTAGCATTACAATATTCTGGTAAAAGTGATATTGAAGGTGGATATCGTGAATTTAGTAAAGAAGATGAAATATTAAAAAGAGATCTTGAAAGATTAATATCATTTTACTAAAGCAGCCCCAATTAAAAAGCCAGAAAACCCAAAAATACCACCTATAGTAATGTAAAATCCCATTTGTGTAATTGGTGTTATATCCATTTGGAATAGATTACCAAATACAAATTGAACTAATAAAAATATTAGTAATAAAACAATTAAAGTGGCTAATCCCCATCCTCCAATCAAACGTAACTGTTCAAAATTTACTTTAGAAACCTCTGCGGCATTCCGTAAAGCATCACGATTACTTTGAATATCTCCTAACATTACATTTCCATCTATATCAAAATTAATCTTATTGTCAGAAGTGATTGCACCATCAATATCAAGTGCTACACATTTAATATTACCTACTGGGACACTGGTAGGTGTAGGTGGGGCTGGTGGATCGGTTGTTCTAGGAGGGCCAGATGCAAATCCTTCCATATTTGTAAATCCTTCTATATTTGAACTAGGACAATTATCTTTGAATGTATCACATTCTATATTTTTTATTAATGTGGATGGTAATGTATTTTGATTCATAAAAGGAGCTACATATGTTGGCCAAATATCAATAGATGAATTAATAACAGATGGATCTTGTAGTTGACCCGCAAGATTATTTACTACAGATAAAGCTTGTTCTGATGTTGAATTAAGACGAATATTATTTAGTGTTTCTTGAACTTTCTTTTTTGTTTTTTTAATATCATCTTGAATTCTTTTTTGAATCGTTGTTAAATCTTGATTTGTCCAAAGAGCTAATAATGAATTATACAGATTTCTTGAAATCTTTATTCCAGTATAATTAAAACATATAAAAATATTATCACCTTGTCCTACACATGTTTGATATGTTACATAATCTTTTTCAGATACACCTTTAAAAATAGATTCAATAGAATATAGATTTGTTTGATTAATAGAAGCAAGTCCTTGTAAATATAAATTATCACTTGTAACAGAATTATCAAGAATTAAAGGAATAACATATAAAATATATTTTGGATCTTGTTCATTAATATTATATAATGTAATAATAATATCTAATTTATTTTGAATAGCAGTACTTGTTTTATTCGGAATCCAATCAGAATGTGTAGGATATGTAAGTTGAATAGATTCAAGTTTGTAAATTATATCTTTTACATTCATTTCAATAGAATTAAGATCTTCATCAATTCGCCCTGATAGTCGTGCTTCATCTTCAAAACTAGGATTATTAAATCTTTCTCTAAAAGATATAGATGATATTAAGAATGAAAAACAATCTTTTAGTTTATCATATTTATCTTGTAATTCAGTTGCTGGAACTGTCATCCGTAATGGAAAAGATACATAACTACAACCGTTACAACTTCTAACTAAACTCATTCTCTTCTTCTATATCACATTTGGGATATACGTTGGAACTAAAAACATAGTTTATAAGCAAAGCCTCACCAGCCTCGCTGGAGAGGCCCATTAAACCTATAAATACTTACTGTTCCATTTTGTTGTGTTGGACTAATTTCAACATTTTCACCATCGTATAGTTCTTCACATCCATTATCATCTTGGCAGTCACGTCTCTTAAATTTAATAGGTAAAGGAATTGGATTGTTTGTATCTGTGCGTGTGTAATAGTTGAATCTATCAGATCTTGAAGCTACACGACGTCCATATAGTGGTAGTAGTTCGCCACTTGATGTTTTTACAACGCCCATTGACTGATAATCATCAGGGATACCGCGTGTTGCCATACTTGTTAACCCATAATAGTTTTGAGTAGGTTCTGGTGCTCTTGTATATCTATCATCACCGCCTCTTGAAACATTAATGTAAATTGGTTGTTGTTGTTGCTTTTGCTGTTGTTGTTGTTGTTGTTGCTGTTGCTTGCGAGTTTGCTCATGTTTCTCATTTGATCCTTTACGCTCACTATTAAGATACATTTGAGAAGCATATAATAGAAATGCTAATAATATAACCACTAATAGTATAAAACTAGGAGTTATACAAAATACACCGGGAGGACATATATTACGTGCTCTTGCCATCTATTTCTACTGATTTTAGATTTGATGAGTTCGTAGAGTTATTTGTTGTTGTCTTTGCTAACGCAGTGTTGATTGAAATATCATCAATTACAGGCACATGAATATTATTTCTGGGGAAATTATTCTGTGTTCCAGAAGCAGGCACAGATGATTCAGTAGGAGTATAAATACGTGTGTTTGTTTCAACATTCATACCTAAATTCTCAAACTCTGCCATAAATGTAGGAATAGAAGCATTGCCTAATACTGGTTCATCAACTACACCGGAAACTTCTTTTACTCTAGGTAAAACATGTTCTTTCTTTATTGCTTGAACACGATTTGATACTTCAGTTAAATTTGTAAAAGGTTCTTGTTTATAACCAGATTTCATCTTTTGAATACGAGCACTTATTTCAGTTGGATTTACATTCATAAATTTTTCTTTTTTAGAACTATTGCCCATTAAATAGTTTAATATGTTAATAAATTGAGGAACTATGTATACAAATGTTACAATAAAAGGAGATCTTGTTAAATAAAATAGTAGTCCAGCAAAAGTTGTTGTAATTAAGAAACTATTAAAAGGTATTGTAAAGAAGTCATATAATGCAACAGTTGAACCGATCACAACTAAAACATTATCTTCTTTAGAAGTAAACTTCATCCTCTATTATGAACTAGTCAAAAGAGGTGCGATAACTCTATGAAGTATCCAAAAAGAACAGCCCGCTAAAATAGATTTTATGAATAAACCTGTTGTTGTTAAATCACCAGTGCCTTTTACTAAATATGGAAAATAGTATGATACCATTACGTTTACAATTGGTAAACTGAAAAAGAAGAATAGTAGAGCAACAAATACTGGAATTTTAGCCTCTTTTATTATATCAGCGGTCCAAGACTTATTATATCCGTAGTAGTTAGGCATTGGTTGTTGATGATTTTGAACTTGATTATACATATTCCACTGTTGGCTAGGTGGACCATATTGTTGCATTGGTCTTTGATTCATCATAGCACTAAAATCAGCATTTGTAGGATGATCCATTCCAATCATATGGGCTGTCGGAGGCATATTATCCATGGAATGTTGAACAGTTGAATTTGGATTTGGAGAATTAATGACTTGAACCGGGGCTTGAGGTTGGCGTGTTTGAACATGAGGAGGCTGCATCTGCTGTTGGGGCATAGGAGGTGGTGCCATAGCGCTACCATTCATCTCGTTTAAGATTCTCTGAACAGCATTATCATCATTGGATGGTGAAGAATCTAAATCAGATAATAGCGTTCCGCTCATTTAAAAAGATTATATATTGTATTCTTTTTTTTTTAACGCTAACTAATCACACTTGTTTTGAATTGATAGCATTTTGAGCCAATTTGATATATAGATGATTCTATTTCTTTTATATCAGGATTTGTATGTATTATACATTCATCACCTTTACATATTGGTCGTATTAGTAATATTATAAATACTCCAATTAAAAAACTAAACAGTATATGAAAGTTTTTTGTTTTTAAGAATTCAAACATTCTCTTCTACTAGAGTAGCATGTCTGAATCTATGTTTCATATGTTACCTTTTTTATATGGGTTAGTATTTGGAACAATTTTAGTATTCTTTTTTAAGGAACAAAAACTAGTATTAATTGATTATCCTAAACCTTTTGATAAAAAAACATATATTGATAAAAATAATATGAAATATATGTATATTACAAAAGAAGTTGATTGTGATAAGAATGAATCAAAACTAAAGAGTTATCCTGTTCAATGAGATCTTTTACGTATTACATTTATAATGGATGATTTACGTTGTTTATTAATTTCTTCTTCTGTTTTTGCTGATTCTTTAAATGAACCTCCTTCTTTTACTTCAAATCCTTCTTTGAATTCGCTACGTAATTCCATTAATGCCTCTCCAACTAAATTGGGTGTTTTCCATTTCTTAGCATCTAGTAATTCTTCTTGTCCGGATAAAAACCCAACACCGCCAACATAAGATGATATATCCGCAAACACTAATACATCTTCATTTGTTTCAATTAATTTTTTAACTAAATCTGGATTTTGTTCGTAATATACGCGTAAAATATCTTTCCATACATTTTTTGTATTTTTTAATAAAGTCATATTCTTTTTCGATGTAATTTGTATGAATTTAATAGAACGAGATTGAAGAATCTTATTTCTTAAATCTTCTGCTCCAGCTTCCGTTAATCTATACGCTTCAAACGCTTGATACGGTGATGAAAATCTTGTATCTTGATATACAAAATCGTTTATATTATAAATACTCATAAACCCATTATATTCATCTTCAACTGGTCCAAATATACGCGCAATCTTTCCATTTGCTAAAACAACTTCTCCAGGAACTAATGATACACGTTTCTTTTCAATTGTTTCATAACTTTCTTTTGAATCAGTGTATCTTCCATATAATTTCCATAAAGGGAAATCTCTAGTAAACATTTTATATACAAGTTCTTCTTTACGTTTTTCTTGGGGCATATCAAAATAGATAGATCTTTTTTCAATACTTTGTAAATCGATTATTTCTCTTACTGGTGATCGTAAAAGAACTTTTTGAGCATCTAAATTTGCTATTTCTTGATTAATTCTTACTACATCAGTTGCCACTTTTGTTTCCTTATAATCTTGATATGCCTTTCTTAACATTGCCTTTTGAATATCAATTTGTTCTTCTACTTGAATTATAGATTCAATTCTTTCTCTTTCCATGTCATCAATTTCTTCTTTTGTTAATGGTCGATAGTATTTTAGAAGAATAGAATTGATTAATTCACCCGTTTTGGAATCATATGTTTCTAAATTGCCTTCATTTGAAATTGAATATGTATACTTTTTTTTAGATTTTAACTTATTCTTAAAAAAAGTTTTAATCTCATTTTGAGTTTGTGAATCATAAGGAAAATTGTCTTCCATTGTTTCTCTTCTATATCTCGGGTAGTTATTCTTATAATCTAAACTACCTTAAATTATTCTTCTGGGTTATCGGTTCCTAAATATATATATTTAGGCATGCCTTCTTTTTTAGAAGTATTCTTATCTAACATATAATATCCAGGTTGCATTGTATAAGTTGTATTATTTGTTGTTTTAATATTAACATCTTTTGTTTTGGAACCAAAGAAAAATGAAACTATGAAAAATGATAACACTGCCCAAACTATACAGAACATCCAAAAAGGAAACCATGTATGTTTTTCAGTATTCTTAAAAGCAAACTCTTTCCAGTTACCAGAAGTATCAAACATAAAAGATGGTTTTACATATAATAATGTTACAACACCCAATAAATATAAGAAAGTGCTTAGAATTAACACTCGCATCTAATTAATCTATATTAAAATTTAGTAATCATCTTCACGAGTTTGTTGAACTTCGTAAGCCCCATTTGCTTCGTAAAAGTGCTCATCGCCATTGCCATAAAACCCATAAGCATCTGCTTGACGACCTTCAGGTATTTCAACAGTTCCATCTCCACTAAAATCTACTAATCCCATATCCATACGTTGATTTCTATCTCTTTCATATTGATCAGGATTGTATGCGTAAATTGCTTTTGTTCCACCAACTGCCCAATCACCTATTCCTAAACGTTTCTTCACTAATTCTAAAGCTTTCTCTTCTTTTGTCATTCTATCCAACTTTGAAATGATTAACATCTTTTCTTTCTCATCACGTTTCGCAATTTCAATACGAATATCTTCATCCGTAAGCTTGAATCGTTCAGATTTATACTTTATTAATAACTCTTTTAAAACTAAAATAGGGACTCTAGATGTTGTATCCAAAGTTGTATTATCATTAAAGTTTTCTGGTGATATTACATTTGGATCAACCATATCTTTTAATATGTTTACAATACCTGCTTTCATAATATAAGGTAAACCTATTTTACCTCCTAATACAAGTGGTATTCTTACTTTATTTTGTAAAGTGTGTATGAATACTGAAAGTTGTTTTAATGCATATGATATTTTTGATTTAGCAAACGTTGTTCCTAACTTATCTTTTAATGATTCAATAAATTGTGTGTGTAACTTCAAAAACTTGTTAATATCTTCTTTAATATATCCATCTAGATCATATGTATTTGGTAGACTTAGTTGTTCTAAGTTATAACCATTTAATACACGTGATAATGGTAGAATAATAGATATATTGATTGATTCTAAAGTCTGGGCGATTGGTTGATCTAATATAGATTCTAACGTGCTTAGTTCTCGCTCACCAATAAACCCTTTTAGAATCTCTAAACTTTGAATTGCAGTATTCGATATTTTACCATATGCAACTGCGAAATCTTCTGATTCTGCCTTTGTATCCAGTTTCATTAATTCCATTAAAGTTTCATTTAATAAAGTTCTCCATTCTTCAAATGGAGCAGGTGTAATATTGTATAATGTTTGTAAAATTTCATTTCCAACTTCAATGTTTATTTTAGGATCTTTGGATACAGAGTTTCTTAAATGAATAGCATCTAATAATTTATTAAATGCGCTGTTATTAATTTCTATATTCTGTTCTTTCAAATATGCCTCACCTTGTAATTCAATATTTTCAGGTGCCTTAAAATCACAATGAGGGCATATTTTATTATAACCAAATTCGTGAAATAGACCTACACGTGGTCCTTGGAAACATACTTTTAAGAAAATCTTATAATAATCACTTTCTGATACATTGAACTCAAATTTCTGGTCTCTTCTTAAATTAAATAAGAATTTGCTATGACTATTAATAGGGCCTCGTGGAACCTCTTTTTCTGGTAGCATAGGAAGATCTTTGTTCGCCCAAAACCCGTTTGGATTCTGTAAATTATGAACACAACATGTTCGTTCCACTAATGGTGACATTTCTTTTATAATTGAATCTTTAGCTTCTTTATGAGTTGATAATATATATCCTCGCACTTTTTCATACTTGTTTGCTGCTTCACTTACAATTATTTCATCTGTACTATCATACATAGTAGGAGTAAATCCATGAGGTATTATTTCTTGTAAACCTTCTGATTGTTCTGATTTACCATATACTTCTAATAAATACTCTTTCTTTTTTGATAATAAGGCTTGGACATCTGCTAAAACAAGAATCTCTTTTAATAAACCTTCTATATATTTTACAAGTATATCTTGTCTCTTTTTCTCATTTCGTTCTTCACCAAAACCACATAATCTCCAAGGATCATTTATTTTCTTATCGTCTGCTCTTGACATATAACGAACTATTATTCCACTTGATGTACAGGCAAAATATTCTATGATACGTTTATCTGTTTCTTTTCCTAAAGGATATCCTCTAAAATCTGCCACACATCCTTGTGATGAAAAACGTGGAATATAGTTTGGTATATATGTTTGAACTTCTACAATAGAATAAGCAAGAATCGCACTCACAACAATTCTATTAATATAAACATCATAATCTAATACTTTAACACCTTTCTGTTGTTTCGCTTTCTTCTTTTCAATTTCAATATACTGTTCACGACTAGGTCTTCGCAGCACTGACGCATCTACACCATTGATAATACGAATATAAGATTGTGGATTTGGGAAGATACCAACAGAATCAAATAACTCTCTTGCTTTTTGATAATATAACGTTTTGGCTGGACTCTCAAACTGTAACTCTTGTGATGAACTAGTTGGTGCTCCTAGCACTAAATCAATTTCTTCTTGTTCTTGAGCATCTTTATCTACTAGTTCAGATCTTCCCATCATAGGTTTACCCTCATCATCATATTCTAAAGAAGTATCAAAGTCTAAATCTGCGATTGCTTGACCACAGTTCTGGCAAATAAACTTACCTTGGAATACTCCTCCACTAAATTTGAGTAGTAGTTCTTTATGAATAGTATCTTTTTCTCTAGGATGTAAATATTCTTGTAGCAGCAAATATTCATGTTCGCATAAACAATGTTTGTCGCAAACAATACAATAAATAAAGTTATCTTTCTTATAACTTTGATATTGTGTAATGAATTTAGCGATAAGTTGCATACGTTGTTCAGAATCTTTCACTTTACGAATACTATTCAAACTACGCACATGAACACATCTGTTTTCTTCTGGTTCAAACTGTTTTTCATCCATTTTTATTTTTACTAACATTGATTCTCTCAGCCCTTCAACAAACTGTTTATTTACAAAGTCATTGCGATATCTTGCTATATTTTGAGGGTATGAAGCAAGTGTTGCTAGAAGCAAGTCTTGGGCATAACTATTTAAACCAGCAAAGATTGCCACATCACTATTCTTATAAAAAGGTATTCTACGTTGAATCAAACCTACAAACTGTTTCATAATTGGTTCAGAATTTAGTAGATCCATACATACTTCATATGATTCTTGATTTAATAAATTCTTATTTTCAAATGATAAAGTTGCTATCTGTTCTGAAGCCTTCTTTCTTATATATTGAATATGACTAATTACATGGGCAATATTTTCATCAATCTTATATAATAACGCTTTTTGTTGTTCATATGAAAACTCTTTTTGACCAAATCCATAGGATCTTAGTTCAACTAACGCATCTCCTAAACCATATAATACAATAGGTAAATTCTTAATCCAATCTTCAATAACAATATTACCAGTTTCAGATTCTCTGTTTCCTACAGCAAGAATTGAACCAGCATTAGGGATCATTGATACACCATTATGTTTTTTGAATATTGATTCTAATAATCTGGGCGAATACATTGAGTGATTTATATCATACGCAAGTTTGCCAGAACGTATTGTTCCTAGTTCACGTTCATAGACTTTTGGAAATAGTAGATAACTATCTATCACTGTGTCATCTGCTGATTCTAAAATTCTAGGATCTTCTTTTGCTCTTAGTCTACCAACTCTTGGACCTAGAACACGTAATACACTGAGATATACAGAACTTACAAACTCTTCAGTTATAGGCACTGCATCCTTCCCTTCAATAGGATAAGGTACTTTTGGTAAACCATCCACATTTTTTGATTCATTATCATCAGGATAATTAACTCGTAATAAATCTTTATCAACTGTAAGTTGTGTTATACTATTTTTTGATTTTGTAATAAAACTTCTAAAATAATCTTTATTGTATTTTTCCCAGCCAGTATACCAGTTTGGTAAAAAATCTCCAACAACTACTTGTTGATTTCCAACAAATTCTGTTCTAGAATACTCCATTTCAGATTGAATCTGTTTTTTTAATGAACGTATATCTACATTTCCATCAAACTCTTTTGATTCATCTACATCTAAATATAATGTTCGCTTCACATCCATAACGCCACGACTTAACATGTTATTCGGTGAAACCACTAAATCTAACAAGGTGTCAAACGATGTTTCTTTCTTCTTAAATGGGACACCATTCTTTTCATAATGAATTAGTTCATTACGTAGCAATATACATAGTTCGATCAATCTACGAATTTCTTTAATCTTATTCGGATTCTTTTGAGATTTTATATCAAGTTTGCTAATAAAATCTTGTAACATATCACTGCGTTGAACATTATCAGGATATATACGTTCAGAAGATTCGATCTCTTTTATTTCACCCATCATTGTAACTTCAACAGTTTCTTCTTCACCAAAGTCTATCTCTTCTTCTTGGTCTAAGGCTTCTCTTTCAGCAGCTTCATCTTCTAGTGCATTTTCATCTGGCATCACAGGAATTTCTCTTGAGCGTAGCACATCAATTCCAAAATCTAGTGGAATACCTTTGAAGTTAAATTCTAGACTAAACTCTTCGTTGCTAGAATCTTTTAATACAATACTATCTTCTTTTTCATTTACATTTACAATAACATACTTGGATACTGGAACTCCTTCAAATCCTTTAAAACTTTCTGCTAATTGACCAACACGATAATCTTGTTGAACAACAAAAGATGGATTTTTTCTTTTAGCAATAATATATAAGTTTTCAATTTCATATTCTTCTTTTAAATACCCATCATCAATTTCTAAATCAATTAATCTATCCGATACACCATCAGGGAGGATACGGATTAGTGTCTCATCTAAATAGTAGATACGACCTCGCGTATTATTAAATCGTCCACCAAAAATATGAATCTTATCTCCCAATTCAATATTCATTTCTCCATTATTTTCTTTTTTTGTATTCTCTTCCATTCTTCCTATAACAATCTAATAAAGTAAATAAATATCTTGGCCGTAATACAAAACATAAAAATAATTGAAAAAATAATTATCTAAAGATGATATTATATAGTAAGTTAGAAAATGGTATCTTCTTCTAAGTATGTCATTGGGATTGATTTGGCCACATGTATGTCCATGGTAGCCGTTTGGAAAGACGGTAAAGTAGATATTATTGCATCTGAATCAGGCAATCGCACTGTTCCTTCGTATGTTTCATTTACAGACGAAGAGCGTATTATTGGTGAAGCGGCCAAGTCTATGAGTGCAACAAATCCTCGTAATACAGTATTTGATGCGAAGCGACTCATTGGTCGCACATTTGATGACCCTATTGTTCAGCGTGATGTTGCGAATTGGCCTTTCAAGGTTGTCAATGATGGCAATGGTCGCCCAAAGATTTGTGTAGATTTCAAGGGAGAGACCAAGCAGTACTATCCTGAAGAGATTTCAGCGATGGTGTTGCAGAAGCTAAAGGCGATGGCGGAGTCTTATCTTGGTGTTGATATTACTGATGCTGTTATTACGGTGCCAGCGTATTTCAATGATAGCCAGCGTCAAGCAACAAAAGATGCTGGTCGTATTGCTGGCTTGAATGTGCTACGTCTGCTGGCCGAGCCTACTAGCGCTTGTATTGCTTATGGTCTTAATAATAAGACTGATAAGGAGCGCAAAGTAGTTATCTTTGATCTTGGTGGTAAACTAATTTACTAACTGCTTCCAAGTAAAAAAACTAGGTGAATTGCTGGAAACCCCTTAGAGCCTAATATACTACAACGTGACTGGTAACGGTGAGCGTGAAGGTCTTATTGACCTATGTTTGAAAAATATTAGGATTGGGCAATCAGCAGCCAAGGGGCCAAGAAATTGGTTCAAGGTTCAACGACTAGGTAAAGTAATCTAAACCAGTATGGCATGATAAAATACCCACGAGCGCCAAGATTATTACAATAAGTAATAATAAGATATAGTCTGAACTTATAGGAAACTATAAGAGGTTTGGGTTAAACTCCCAAACGATAACAAAATGGGAACTTTTGATGTTTCACTACTATCGATTGAAGATGGTATTTTTGAGGTGTTGGCCACTGCAGGCGACACGCATCTCGGTGGGCAAGATTTTGATAACCGCATTGTCGACTGGGCGGTACAAGAATTTAAAAAGAAAAATAAAATAGATCTAAAAACAAGTGCAAAGGCGCTTGGCCGTCTTCGTCTAGCTGCTGAGCGAGTAAAGAAGACTCTTTCTACTTCTAGCCAGGCCATGCTCGAAGTCGATAGTATTGCGGAAGGAATTGATATGCAAATTATGCTCACACGCGCGAAGTTCGAGAGTCTATGCGAAGACCTATTTCGCTCAACAATGGCTCCAGTAGAGTCTGTTCTCCGTGACTCTAAGATTTCAAAAGCCGATGTTGATGACATTGTGCTTGTTGGTGGCTCTTCGCGTATCCCTCGCGTCCAAGCACTTCT